TTTTGTCCTGCACAAAATCTCCGTTCGCGTTTTCCACAAGGAAGTCTTTGCGCTCAGCGTTTGAGCTTAACCCGCTCATATAGTATCGGGCAAATCCAATCGGAGTGTAATTAAGCTGTTCGTTGAGGACGTTAGCAACGATGTTTGTGAAAGGAACAACGGCTTTAATCGCTGGCTGTCTTTCTGACAAAGAGCCAATCATCCTTGCCAGCATTCCAATAACCCCTTCCGGCTCCTGCGTGAACACCGCTCGCCGTGAGTCTTGCACGGCTGAACGGTATGCGTATGAGTTAACCGCAGCAATTTTCTCGTCGATTATCTCATTCGTTCTCTTTTCAATCTCCAACTTGTTTTCTTTTGTCTCAGGGCCAATTTCTTCTATGGCTTGCGCTCGCGCTTCTTCTCTCTGTGCTTGCGTGATCTTTGCGTCAAGGGTGGCGAGCCGGGCCTCCATAGCCGCCCCCTTGAACAACAAGTCTGTGGCTTTCAATATCCGAAATACATAGACGGGAGACGTGTATTTCAAAATCGGAATATCCCCAAAGCGAGTGACTTTGTAAAAAGTAGGATGGCTCTCCGGCGTTGCCGCTTCAAGAATTGAGATGATTGGATACTTCGCGTCCAAGTCGGATGAGTATAGCCCGGTCTTGAGGGCATACATCATCTCGGGAATCCCGCGATTCCTAATCCCTTCAATGAATGCCTGAAATGTCATTCTGAATTTTGAGGGATTCTGTATCGCGTGCCAGAATGTGTTGAGGAACGAGTTTAGAAGCGACGAACCCAAGTTCAGGATGGTCGTTGCCGGACCAGAGAGAAGGCTGTAATACCACCACGTAGTCACCATCTCCTCTTTTGAAATTGGTTGAGAACGAACGATCTCTTTAACGATCTCAGATTGAGCGCGCTCTTTCAGAAATCCTGTCGAAGTGTCTGCGATTTCTCCAAGGGCTTCAATCTTCTCTGCCATCTCAATGCTCCAAGGGGGCAGCTTGAGCTTGGGGTGAGCCTTGCGGATTGACTCGTAGATTTTCTCTTCGTGCAAGTAGCCAGAGGCAGCATACTCTATCAGCTTGTCAAGCATCGTTTTTCGAGCCTCTTGCGAGCTTTCATTTTTCTTCGCGCTCTCCTCCAGCTTGTCAAGCTCACGCTTGATGTTCTGAGTCATGCGGTCTTTGACGGCTAACTTGATCTCGCTTACGATGAGGTTCTGCATTGCTGTCGCATACTCCTCGGGGATGCCCATCTCTTGAATGATGTTTTGCGCAATGGCATTTGCGTATTTGTCTTTGCGCGTGCGCCCCATCTTCACAACTTGATTCAGAGTCGTGCGGATGCCGTCTTCGTCTTTCATCGCGCCACGGATCAGCTTTGCCCCGCCGATAGAAGAACTTAACCGCTCGTAGAAGTCCGGATCGGAGTAGTATTCCTCAAGCGTAATGGTCTTGGTCTCTCCGTCTGGAGTTTTCACTCGAACCGTGAATGTAGCCAACTCCTCAAGCCTGCGGATGGCTCTTTTTGTCAGCGTTGCGTCAACATCTTCCACAAGCCTGTCGATCACTTCTTTGCTGGCAATGCCGCCCAGCTTTTCCCGGAAGTAGCTTTTGATTTGGCCAATCGAATCCATCCCTGCGCCCCACGATGTCTCAATCAGCTTGTTCACGATGACGTTGAGATTTTGCTCGGCCTCTTTCATCGCGCCCTCAAGAACGCTGCGAGCATAGTCCTTCTCCCTAGCAGCTTCAAACGCTTGCGGGTAGCCGTCGGCAATATACTGCGGGTCGGATTTTCCCTTCGCATATCCAGCGGCGATTTGGTTTTCTAGATTGTCAAGAATCTGGTTTTTCAGAGTATCGTTTCCGATAGCTTGCTTTAGTAGATTGAGGGCGCGAACACTGTCAGTCTTCGTGACTTTCTTGGGTCCGGTCGGGTCCATGCGAAGCGACTCTTTGAAAACTTCATTGAGTGCCTTCACAATCATTGCATCTACGCTCTTCTCTGGATCAGTTCCTCCGCGAACCGGAGCAATAATGTGCTTGAGCTTTCGGGCTAACTGATAAGCGTGCTCGTCTCCTCCGAACTTATGAATGGCGTCCGATGCCTCAAAGACGATTCGATCAATAGCCTCTTTGAGAGCAGCCCGGTTCTTGGCCATTGATGCCTTGCTGCCGCGCACAAACTTCTTCGGGTCAGCGGTTGCCCGTTTTATTAACTCAATCGCCGCATTTACCTTCTCCCCTCTCGTGATTACCTCTTCTTGAGCCAAGTCAGCGATCCTCGTCAGATTGACCGCTAAGTCTTTGACGTTGGCCCTTGTGGATTTCTCAAGTTTCTTGATGTAAGGAGAAAGCATTCTTTCAAGAGTGGCCATGCGATCCCACTTTCCTGCGAAGATTTGCGTTTTCTTGAGAATCTGCAATGCCCTCCCAGCTTCGGAAGCATTATTGAATCCAGAGGCATTTAACCTTGGAGCGAGCGAAGTAATCTCGCTTTGCAATTCAAGCCTCTGGTCTGCCGGGAGCGAGGCCACGCTATCAAGCCCCTGCGCCATGCTTGCAAAGGTATCGAAGTATGCGTTTAGAGCCGGGCCGATGATGTTTTGGAGCGTCTGAGGAATACTTGATCTGTCGTTTGCGAAAGTTCGCATGACTTTAAGAATCCCACGAGAACGAATGTAGTTTGCCGCTTTCTCAAAAGACTCTTTGTTTGTCTGACTGTCGTATTTGATCGCCGCACCCAGCTTATACGCCCACGATGCTTGCGATACTCGCTTACGCGGCTTCCCTTCCATTTCTTCCGCAAAGCCCAACAGTGACTTGGTAAGCTGGTCTGTGCCAATTTGATTTATTTCTGCAAGAGCTTCGTCTTGCGTGGTCTCAGTTTGTTGCTCAGGAGAGAAGAGAATACTGTCACTCTCCGGGTTAGCCCATTGGGAAGGCGGAATCAAGTTGCCGTTCTCGTCGCGGTTCAGCGGCTCGGCGGATTTGATTTGGGATGGGTCCAGAACGACGGTGATCGTCTGCTCAAAACCATCGGTTTTACCTTTGATCTCTATACTGTCATAACCTTTTTCACGCAAGACAGACCTCAAAGACGCCGTATCCCCGAAGGATGTTTCGTTGCGTGATGCCCATTCGTCAAAAGCATTGAAAGAGTCGAAGGTAAGCGGTTCCTTGGATTCGAGAAATGCGTTAATGGTATTCCTGCCATACTCAACATCGGGATTATCGGTGAAGAAGAACCCCACCTTGCTACGTCCGGTATTTCTAGCCTTACCAATGTCGAACTCTGTGAAATTTGAAGCGTTCGTCTGATGAATTACCGGACCCACATCATACCCCGCCTCACGAAGCACCTTCTCCCGCATCTTCTTAAGCTCGGCATACGCTTCCGGGTTCTCGGCTTTCCACACTTCAAGGTCGGTGTCCGGTGTGATAGATGCCGTCAGTTCGCTGAAACGAGCGTCTTGCTGGTCAACTCTCGCCGTAGCGGTGGTTGCGGTTCCCCCATCATCCGCCGCTGATGATACTAGACCTTCTTCTTGCGGCAGACTTTGCTCTTGTTGGGTTTTCTGGTTTTGCGCGGTGCCGCCAGCTTCTTCTTGCTGGTCTTGACGTTGAAGTTCTCTCTGCCCGGTCGGAATGTTGCTCTCATTGGTATCGGATACGATAGTGGAATCTAACTGAGTCGGACGATTGATGATCCCAAACTCATCAAGAATTGCGTTGACTTGCTTAAGCCGTTCTTGAATGCGCTTCGGCGATGTTGCACGGTTAATAAACCGAACAATAGCTGCCCGGTATCGCTCAAGAGCCTCAAGCACAGAATCAATAAATGTTCTCGCCGCCGCCGACCCTGCTTGCGCCTCTTTCTTAGCCGCTCGCAAATCTTCGGTAAGCTGGCCAGTCCGCATCCTCTGAATAACTGCCCTCTCAAACTCAATGTAAAGTTGAGTCCTCGATGTGTTGTCAGTTACCTTGGCCCTCGGCCCAATATAGCCACGAGCGATTTTCTTGAGGATGTCGCTGTCAGCACGCTCAATGTCCTCAACAAGCCTGTCGATTTTCTTCTTGAGAAATGATCCAAAGTTTGTGTCCTTGGAAGCATCAAACTCATCCCGCAAGGCTTTGAATTGGGCCGCGTGAATGGCTTCTTCCTCGATGATCTTCGACAAGTCATCCTTGCCGTATGAAGCTGCTTTTCTGTATTCCTCCGGGCTTGGAAGTAGAATTGCGTTGGTCTGATAGTTGTATCCGGCTCGGCCAGTCTTACCATATTCCACCTTGACTCCAAGCTCGTCGATCAAGGGAATGTATTGGTCAATAGCCTCTTTGAGCCATTCTTTTGTTTGTGCATCTCTAGGATCGCTCTCTCGTGCTCCGTCAATGATTGCATCGATCTCGCTCTTCTTAACTTCGTAACGAGGGCGGGAGAAGGGATTGTCTCGCAGATACGCAGGGACGGCGGGAGACTTGCTACGACGGATGGGCTTCGTTTCACTAGGGTCGATACGAAGCGAAGCAGTAAGCTCTGCGATGTCCGTTCCCAATGCTTTTTCGGTTTTGGCGAGCGCACTAAATTCGGCATCTTCTGCGGGTGATGCCTGTTCGGGCCGCTCTGATAAGGCACGTAGCCGCTCCGCGATTTTATCGCGGGCAATTTCTTTGCGAGCGATCTCTTGTAATATGCCTCTCTGCCTCTCATCCGGCGAGCGAGTTCTCCCAGCCATGAATCGGGATGTGACTGCTTGCAGCTTTGCAGCAAACTCTGGTGACGCTCCTTCTTCCGCGCCTCTTTCAGCCTCCGCTCCATCTTCTTGTAGCTGACTGCCCTCTGCCTCTCCAAACCTTCCGCCGTCTTGATTACGTAGTCTTGTAAGCTCGGCAGCATTGTCAGCTTTCCTTCTTTCAATCTCTTCGATGCTGGCCCTAATCCTGACAGCTTCTTCTTCTTGCGCGGTTTCCAATTCCCTGCGGAGTTGAGCCTCTTCGTTTTCGAGCCGGGCTTGATCGGCAATAATTTCAGCCTCGGGTCTGCCAGTTCCTCGCTGTCGTTCTTCATTGATGATCCCTGCTGCGCCAAAAGGCGTAGACATCTCTGCCGCCTTCCGCTCAATTTCTGACTGTTTTTGATTTACTCTTGGGTCCGAGCTTGGAGCAATAACCGCTTGGCGAAGCCCCGCCGCCGCACCAAAAGTTGATCCCATTCCGATAAAGGTTCTAATCGCAACGTCTGCAAGCTCAACGAAATCCTGATCCGTGAACTTCTTCGACGGATCATTTATCATCGCTGCTGCTTTTGCGATAACTTCTTGAGCTACCTCTGTTCCGGCCTCTGATAGGGCAAGTTGCAAATCTGTAATCCCGGCAATCTTTGCTCGATCTGCAAACGTTTTGGCGAATCTTCTCCCGGCTCCCGGCCCAATCAGTTTGTCGATAGCCATCACTTCTGGAAGCGTGTCAAGTGCAGCGAATGGAACTCCGAAACCAAACGCCAGTGCGCCTGATGCTCCCTCCTCGCTATCCATCATCCCTTGATAAACCTCTCCAACCGCCAACGGGTAATTCACCCCAAATGCCCCCATCATTTGGGCCGCACGAACATTCCCCGCATTCGCTGCATCCGCAATGCGCTTTATGTTAAGCGCATGTCTGGCAATCATCTCCCCCGCCTTTCTTTGGCCGTATCTTGCAGTAAGGTTTCTCGTTAGCTGTTCGGTCGCTTTTGCCACAAGAGCCTTTTTCCCAACTTGTCCCGCGATTGCCCCAGCACCTGCCCCAGCAATCAGGGAAGGTATCATTGTGGGAATTGTCTCTCCTGCTGCGCTCAGGAGATAACGAAATGCGTTGTCGAATGTCTGCCCAACACTGTCCCCCGGAACGTCCATGAAGCTATTTACCGACGGGGCAAACCGCTTGTTGATCTCATCGATCTTACGAAGAGCTTCTGTCTCTCCCCAGTCTTGAAGGCTCTTTGCTCCAGTTATTTCTCCAGCAGCCGCAGCCCCGGCATAGAGCATCATCTTTAGCTGCTCACCCCCGCGCCGAAGTGCCGTCCATGCCTCATCAGAATATCCCTCCGGCTTCCCCTCGTCTTTGTAGCCACTTCTTACCGCAAGAGCTTCGTTGTATCTCGCAATCCTTTGCTGGATGCGATCATACTCATCCATTTCTTCGTCGGTCTTACTGAGGTTGGGGAACCTCGTTATATCGACATCTGTTTCTTGCAGCAAAGTTTCCATATCAGGAGTTCCTACATGGATTCTGCAAGTTTTTCAATCTTTTCTGCTCTTTCAATCGCGGCGTCATACCTTCCTTGCGGAGTAAGATTTCTTTTCATCCAAGATTTAATTACGTCTAAAGCCTGATCCTGAATGGATTGTTGTTTTGGAGTGAATGTAGGGAACGGAGGCTCTTCGACGGTTTTTGGTCTTTCTGGAAGCTCTAAAAACGGAAATGCAAATCTTGCTTGCTCTCTGATGGTTTTTGCAAATTCAAGAAGAGTTCCCTTGGGGTTTGTTTCAAACTGAGTAACGAGCATACTCGCCGCTTCCGCGCCCTTTTTAACCCCAACCTCTACAACGTAATCTTGAAATTCTTTCGGTGCATTGGGTATATCTGCCGTGACCTGTTGCATCAATCTTTGCCTCATCGTTCCCTCCGTGCGCTCTTCTCCACTAGAAGTTTGCTCTGGATAGGGGATTTCTGCTGGCTCTGCCGCAATACCCGTGGATTGAGTTTGAATGAGTGCTTTGAACCCATTGATTGTGTCGATGTCCTTTCTGACTTCGGGCGGCAGTTGAACAGGAGTTGCCAAGGACTTTTTGCCCTGAACCGTAGTATCGGAAAAAACGATGGCCTCTCCGGTTTTGGAGTCTCTTCCATATACCGTGAGGACTCTGCTGTCAGAGCCGCCGGGCGTCTCGCGGTAATAGATATTACCTCCAACACGCCTTGCGAAATCGGATAACCCGGCAATGCTGTTTAAGCGGGACGCCGCGCCAATAACTTCGTTAGCCATTCCAGTAATGTCCATGCCCCCTTCGTTGGGCTTATCTTTAATTTGAAGGCTTCCGTCGTTTCCTTGAAGTGTCAGTGTAAATTCTAGACTTCCCCTTTCTGCCGGAACTAAGATTTCCTCAAACGGAAGAAATGCTTGCAAGTCGGGAGCAATCTTCATTTGGATAAGATTTCCCGATGCGATTGCCTGCTGAACTGCCAATCGAGCATCGGGGTTTTGCTGGATGCTTCTATCTATCTGCTGACTCTGATCCTTCACCGCCTGTTCTCCCCACGCCACAGTGTTCTCGCTTGCGGCTTGAATTGCTTGCTGCCTAAGTTCTTCAAAGTCACTATCTCCTTGAGCAAGATTTTCCAGTTGATCACTGAATGCTTGCCCCTCTTCTGGAGTAAGAAACCCTAAATTCACGTTGTCTTGTATTATTTTTTTCGCCTCTTCTTTGCTCCTAGAGCTTTCAACGATGTCTGTAAAAATAATTTGCCTATCGTTTCCGATAGAATCGGGCGGGCCTGAGTTTGTTGGGAGAGGTCCAGCGTAGTCGTTTGGCGGAATGTCGTCGTTTTCAGCCCAAAAATTGTCAGTAGAATCGTTTTGTCGTATTCCGGGGACCGTTTCCCATCCCAAATCGGAAAAACCTTGTGGCTGGCCTCCTGTGCTCGCGCCGGAGGCTCCCTGAATCGGTTGCCCGCCCTTTAATTGACGATACAGATCAATAACACTCGGTTTTTGCGGCTCATCCCCCTTGAAGTCTTGTTGGTTTTGCAACTTCCTCCGGTCAGTCTCAACCTCAATGTCTGCCCCTTGCCGCATGAGGTTGAGCCTCATGTTTTCGGTGAGGATCGTTTCGAGCTTCGCTTGCGCTACTTGACTCGCGCTAATCTGAGCATCACGAGCAATGCGCGAAAGAAGCGGATTTGTCTGAGCATAACTCGCGGTATCAAAAATCATCCCAAGCCCTACCCCGATGTTCCCGTTGTTGATCTGCTCCATCCCCGCCAGATAGCTCTCATTAAGCTGCGGCAGGATTTCTGCCGCCTGCGCTCGCGCCGCATCAATAGCCAATGCCTGACCAATCGCCTTCCCGGTGTTTGCCAAGTTGTTGACAAGGAAGTTCGATGTGTTTGCAGCAATGCTTGCCGCTTCCGGGAAACGATCAAAATCAGATGGAGATGCGCGAAAGATGCTCATTGCTTAGTAAGGGGATGGAAGTTGGCTGGCAATGCTCCTGTTCGGATTAACTTGCCGAAATCCGTAATTTTGAAACGGTGCCGCCGCCCCTCCAACCGGCAGGGCTTGAGCTACGGTTGTCGTTGGCGGCATGACTCCACGACCAGAGGTATATCCACCGTAAATGTTTGCCGCAGCGTTTGCCAGTCCACCCAAAGCAGATGCCCCGACTTGCCCCATAAGGGCATTGCCCATCGGCCCTGCCGCAGCTTGATTGGCAGCTACAACAGCCTCGTTGTATCCAGCATTGTATCCTTGGCTGGAGTTGAACTTGTTGATGTCCGTGTTCAGTTGATCGTATGAGAATTTTTGGGCGGCATTAAAGCGATTGATGTCAGTGTTAAGAACATCATACTGATACAACAACTGCGAGGTCTGCAATGGCGAAACAATAAAACTCTGCGCGAGTTGTTGCCATGTTGGAGATGTTGCCAGCCCAACTCCTTGCAAAGCGAGAGATTGCAGCCCAAGACTTCTACGAAAGTCGTTTTGCATCTGCCCGGAACCCGGCCTGTTCGGATCGTATGTTCCTCCAAATCTTTCTGCCGACGTTCGCTGAGTTTGCTCAACAACGTCTTGAGGAACTTCTCCGCGAAGATATGCCTGCAATACATTCGACCCCAAACGGAATTGCTCTGCCGATCCGGGCATGATCCTTTCACGCATCCGGTTTTGTTGGCGAGTCATCCTATTAGCCAATGCCGCCGCCTCCCTCTCGTTGTATTTGACGTTGCCAAGGCGTTCCGGCTTAAATCCGCCCTCGATTGGCTGAAACTTTGGCATGTTGCGCCGCATCGCGTTTGCACTTGCCTGCTGCGCTTTAGCAGCTTGGCTGGCGGAATACATGCCGACTGCGGCAGAACCAACTCCAAGAGCCGCCGTTACCCCTAATGCTGCTACACTCATGTTAGTTCTCCTTCCTCAATTTCGATTATGTTTTTGTCTTTCAAAAGTGGGTTTTCGTATTCGTAGACGAGCATCGCTTCCAACTCGTCAGGATCGCGGATTTCGTCGGGGTTTAAGTGATATGTCGTCCATACTACGTCACTGTAGGTATAAATCAACCTCCGAGTGAAAGGTTTTGTGATCCCGGTGAATGGAGCGCAAATATGCACAATCCCCTCCCGGCCCTCATACACCGAACAAGCCCCCTCAGATATTGTAAATGGGTGCTCGGTCTTGTGAACCTTCGATGTGATGAGGGAGCCTCCCGGCAAATGACGCTCGCGGATATACATTCCCGGAACGAATCTATGAACCAGCGGCATCTCCACTCGGGGAAACTGGTCCATAATGGCCTCCGCCCTGTCTAGCTTATGAAAGGCTTCGACAAGGTGCGCCGGGACTTGATCCGCCGTTAAAAACAGCCGCTCCACCCTACTAAGTTCGTGACTCTTTGATCCCATCCTATTCTCAATGGTGATGCAGACGGGATTTCCCTGTCTGCGGATTCTCTGTTTTGTTCAGCAACAGCGACGGCTAGGTGATTGGCAAACCTATCAAGCTCCCGCGCCTCTCGATAGTTCAAAGCCAAAGACGCCTCAATCATGGCGTCTGAATTAAACTCAACAAGCTCGTGAGGTTGCGTCAGGTTGAAAAACTTCTTCTTCGCCTGAATCGTTAAATAGTCAGGCTTGAAGTATCGGATACGATAGCGTTCAAAGTGCGGGTTGACATCCCCCGGCATGTAGACAGCAAGAAGTAGATATTCCTTCAAGTCCGGGTTGTAGGCATAAACCCTGACTCTCCCTTTAGTTACAGGCTTGGTAACCCGTAACAAAGCGGCAACTCGCTGCGCGGAATCCGTGTATTCAGTCGCCATTGTGATCGGAATGTCGATCTCCGCCCCCGATTGGGCCTTAGCCCGAAACGTGATCGTAACATTCTGGTCTTGCTGGTTTTCTCGGAAAACCCGAATGATGTATGGAGCCTTGTTGTAGTTTCGGAATGTAACGTGGTATCCCCCAACGTGGATAAGTTTGCTCCGAATATCCTCACAGGCACCCATCGTCTCCCCGTAGACTGATTGATACCACTCATCCCCAAGCGATGTCGGATTGTCCCCGATAAATGCAATTCGGATTTGCTTATACTGGCTCGGAAGAGTCACACAATCTTCCGCGCAACAAATCCGAAACCACGAAGTCGTATGCTCAAAGTCTCCCTTGTTCCAAAGAATGCGACGACAATCATTGATCCGTTGAAGGGCAGCATTAAAATCACCGCATGAACCGGATGCTCCAACATACGGCTCAATCAATGGCACTAACTCTTCAACGGTATCCATGACGGTTCATCCCCACGTAAGTGGAGAAATCAGTATCGCTTCGAGGACTTCTTCATTCCGGCTTTCGCCATTTGGCGAGGAGACATTTTTTTCGCTCCTTTTTTGCCGGAAATTTTTTTGGGCATCGCGTGTTTAGTTTTCATCTTACGGTCCATCCCCACGATGGTGGGGAAAACTTTTGGGCATCGCGTGTTTGGATTTCACTTCACGGTCCATCCCCACGATGGTGGGGAAAACTTTCCTTTCCCGGACTTCGTGTGGGCAGTCCACTTGTGGTTGCAGTTCGACATTTGAGTGGAGATTTTACCCTTTGTGGCAGAGCCTCCGCTCGATTGTTTGATTGGGCTTCCTTTGACCATAGTGTTTGTTCTTTCTTTGTCAGCTTCTTTTACCGTTCACGAACCCACCACTCGAAGCTGTTGTAGCTGGTGGTTCCGTTAAATCTCAAAGTAAATCCTGTGGTGGCCTTCGCAGTATCCAAGTGCCAAGACTGAGCCGCATGTGTGCCCCCATTCGTGAAGATCATAACCCCAACATCGTAGTTGGATGTGGGCATTGGAGTTCCAAAAGTAATCGGGACAGTCTGCGTTGCAGTCGATGGGGTAAGAGTCCCCGAACCACTTCTGTATGCTTTGGTGAGGGAAGTAACTTGGTTCTGGAGAGCGAGAATATCAGCCTGCAACTGAGCAATCGTGGCGGGCGTCACCGCCCCAAATCCGGGAACAAACACGCCAGCCCCAGCCAAAAAACGAAGCTGGAAATCGTTGAAGATTTCCGCCCAACTTCCTTTCGGGCACCAATCATCGGGAATAGTAACCGGAACAATGCGGGGAGTTGTTGCTGAGTTGTCCATATTATGTCAGTGAGTATAGTTCAAAATCCTCGTTAGAACAGCATTTTATTTGCCTGCATTCATCTTCGCAGTTGTCGTTCGGGGGGTCGGCAATGTTTGCCGTCGCGGAGATTCTAAACCTGTCAACATTCATTGCCCCAACCATTGTAACCCGAAGCTGAAATGCCGTTCCCACTCTAGGGGTTCCCCCGTCTTCCCGACAATCTTTTTTTGATGGGGTCGGGAACTTAAATCGCTTGTAGACCTCTTGGCTTACCGCAGGTTCACAGTTTTCTTGCTCAGGAGTGCAGTAGTCGCAATGAAACTCCCGGTATGGTTGTAGGTCGCTCCAACATGGGTAAGAGTCCGGTCGGTATTCTACATGAAGGCCGACTTTCTCCTTGATCCTGCTGGCCCATAGCTCGCCGCCATTGATCTCTTTGAGCATAAAGTCTCCAACCAAGTCCTCTCCGGCAAAGTTGAATCTTTTTGTAGTGAACTGGCTTATGATTTTCACGTTCTTGCCGTTCACATAGTCATTGGTTCCTGCCCTCTTGACTTCGTAAAGCCTGTTCACCCCATCATTGTCGTAGGAGAAAGCAAAGCATCGCTCTACGTTGTTGATGAATGCCTTGGTGACTTGGATTGGGTTGATGCCTGTCCAGATTCCGTTCCATCGGAACGTGAGGTTTGCGTCTGGAGAGGCAGAAGAAGCCGGGTCCAAATCAAGAACAACAAACCCTCTGTGCGGCCTGTGGTCGCCGTGGTTTTCGTTTGAAGAAAAAACCACGTAAGGCGAGACGGTCATAAGTATGTAGTTGTTCCAATAAGCCGCCGAGGCATACCGGATGAGGCTCGGCGTGTCTTGATCTACCCAGCGATTTACTTCACGCGAGAGCTTTCTGTAAGCAAAGCTGCGCTGGAACTCAGCTTGAGAGTTTGAGTAAAACGCCCAGCCATCCGAAGACCGATACCACACTTGATTGTTCACCCCCGTTAGCCCCCAAGGAGAAAGACTGCCCCTTCCCGTCAGCGTAATGTTCTGCATCGGAGCATTGTTCCACTCTGCACGGGGAATAGATACAGGCATGGCAAACGCTCCCTTTTCACAAAATACGACAAGCTCTCCCTGCCCACGGCTGTTCGTCCCAATAGAAGGCATCGGAAACATGCCCGTAATGTTCCCAAGTGCTGCCGGAGTCAAAAACGATCCGCCCTCGGCCCAATACTCGGTTTCTGTAAAGTTCTCGGTGTCCGTTGTGTCTGTGGCATTGTTTCCGAAAATGATGTCTGAGGCGTAGATTTCGTTGAACTTGTTCGCCACAAACAGCCTGCCGTGAATATAAGCCATCACCGTTCCCACGGGGACTTTTTTCTGAAATGGGTTGAGCGTTTGGCACGGAACAAGCGGGTCTCCTTCCCACACAAGAGGGTTCTGCTGCCCATTTTGGATATACACGCGGTTCTCTGCCTGCACGAACCATGTGTTGAAGTAGTAAGGGTTGTATCCAGAGTGGATGCGATAAACAAATCCGGTATCGGAAACGATAGCGATGAAGTAAATGCTGCCGCCAGCAGCAACCACAAGCCCATCATACGCCCCAACAGTCCGGGCGGCGTATGCCATCATGCCTTGGATGTTTTTTGACCTAAGCTCTGATACCGCCCCATCATTGCCTTCCGCATCCTCAAGAGATAGCTCCACAAACGGAGGGCGGGTGGAGTTAACCCCACCCCGGAATGTCCGGTTGATTGAGGAAGATACAAGCGATGAAGGTAGGTATGACGGATGCGTGTCGGCGTCTTGGCCGACCATTACATTAGCCCCATCATAAACTCTCCCATCACGAGTCATTAGATGTTTATCAGATGTTTAATTCAAATCCCGACAAATAAAGCCCAGCAAAGTCTCCCGGAAAACTAAGTGCCGCTGTGTCGCAGCGGTAGAAAGATTGTCCAACAGCAGGGATATTGGCAGTAAAGCCAGTAGCATAAGTTGTGTTTGGTCTGACAGCGTCGATAGTAGCTCCTCCATACACATCAAAGGTGGGGAATGATTGGTTTTGAACAGTAGAGCTGGCTATTGCCGCCGAAAAAGCGGCGTTAGCAGGGAGCGTTCCCCAAATTGACATTTCGTAAATAGCGAAATTCACATACGAAATGCTTGGGTAAAATCCGTTAACAAGTCCGGTGGCAAATGAGTTTGTTCCAGACGCCCGGTAAAACACTTCAATCCTTCCTCCAAATCCAAATTGCACAATGTTTCTTACTTGCTGGTAGCCTTCTCCAATCTGGTTTAAGTTGTTTGTTCGTAATAGCCCAATGAGCCTTCGGTATGTATAGCCAGTTGGCATCAAGGGATTCGATGCGCTTAGGCTGGCTATGACTTTAAGGTCGTCTGTTACTGGATTGTAAATTGCATGAATCCAGTAGTATTGGAGGGCGGAAGCTGATCCAGAATCCAGCCCACCAGCCCCCACCGTTCCAATGTTCAATGCGAGCGGTGAAGAGTTAAAAACAACTCTTAGAGGCTGCCCCAAAGTGCCTTCGAGCACAACGCAAGATAATGTAACCGTGCATGTCGTTGCGCTGTTGCGAGTAATACGAAGGTCTTTCAAGTCAATAAAAGCCTCAACCTCAATCTGAGGAAGATTTCCCCAAACAACATTTCCACCAGAATCAATCTTGAGGATTTGATTTTGTGTTCCTGCGATGAATGAGAGCGTTGCGTTTCCTTGATTTTTTATGAGAACTCCGTGCCCTCCCGGAAGAAGTGAAACAATGTCGATTGGCTCAAACTTAGCCTCTCCGTTGTTTGAGCGAAGAAAGGTGTTATCGTCTCCGATAATGCCCTTGAGGCAACCAGAGTCATTTATACCAAGGGCGTATGATATTGCCCCTGTGTCTGTCTGAGTATTCGGCAAACAAATCGGTTTGCTCGTTGATCCATCAGCCCATTTTGTTTCCCCGTTCCCATCGGAAAACAAAACTGATGGCTCATCGGGATCAGTCATCGTTTTTTTGCAGCCCTGCTCGTCCTCTCCAACAATGCGCTTCAGTATCGTTTCGGAAGGAAGAGGTTCGCAGGTAACTGGAAACTCTGATTGGCACGGTGGGCATGGGTCACAACAGTCGCTCATAATATCGAAGGGTAGGGTTATTTTTTATTCTCGGCAAGCATAATTTGAAACGGGCTTCCTCTATAATGTCCACTGTCCGTTCGGAGTGTAAATCGGCGGCGATCCGGGAGGAAATGGCGACCACGGTCTATTTGGTGCAGTTTTTACAAGCTCCGCAGGGGGGCCAATAGTTCCTGGAGGCCAGTTGGGAGGCGTTATGACTTGATTAAATCCCGCTACAAATATGCTTTCTGTCCAATCCCAATAAACAATTTTGACTGTGTATTGTGAAGTTGTGCAAACCCCGCCAAGGTCTGAGGTCCAAACACGAACAGGGTCTCCCTTGACTCCGGGAAGTTGAAGCTCTAACGCTCGAAATCCAGAAGTCGGCCAGCTTGGGTTGAAATTCAAAAATCCCCCAACAACCGTGCCATTGTAGGCACTCACATTTTGCAGCGTGTCAGAAATTGTTACCCAAGAGCCATTCTTAAAAACATCAACCCGTAAGTCGTCGTCTTGGGGACCAAGCGAAGTAATGTAGAGAGTTCTAACCGGATCGCAAAGGCACTCGCCATCCACCCAAACAGGCAGCTTGTATCTAGGAATTGTCATGCGCTCGGAACCGTCAGAACTGTTAAAATGACTGGCTCAGTTTCCCCATCTGGAGGACAAACTTCGATCTCTACTAAATTTACGCACTGCCACTCTATGCCATCCGCCGTTTGCTTTAAGAGAGCATATTGGCAGTTGGAGTTTTGCAAGTTTTTCGGGCACCCGCGCTGGTCAAATACCATTACGCCAGTCCCTTTAACCGTGAACTCAGTAGCGCATGAGCGGGACTTAGTAGGAGGACATTTGCATTTACATCTCATGGCGGTATCGGAAACGATAGCTTGGCCTCTTATGTTTTGCTAGGACGTTCTTCGGTTTTTCTCAAAACCTTTTTCGCCGCTTCGATCACAATAGCCAAGGCGTGGACTTGATCCCGAATCTCAATGCCGAGAATCTCGGGAGGAGTGGGGCGCATTGCATGATGGAAAAGATTTTCCATCGCCAGAATTGCCGCACGGATTTCGCAAATATCGTTCATTGCGTCGCCTGAAAATGCATTGCATCGCGACCCCAGAAAGCCCCCGCTGAAAGCCATCCCTCGCGGGAAAATATCTCCATGACATCCAGCGGCATGGTGGCTTGTGCTGGCCAGTGAGTCCGATTGCCATTGGTAGCAGGCGCCAGATCAATCGCTGCTGCACGGGCATGGAGACTGGGCAGCGATCCTCCCCGCATCGTCCGGTGGTTATAGACCCCGGCATACTGTTTGAGCAATCCCCGGTGCTTGGAGGCAGCAATTTCTTCGAGAATGCGCAAAAGAGAGGCACTGCATTTTTGGTGGACAGTTATACTTCCAACAGGTGTGCCATCGTATTCGATCCCGAGACCGCTAACGCGAATTGTGGTTAAATGCTGCCCCGGTGACCCGTAAAACGCCTGCAATGCAGATTGTGACTGCCCCGGCCACGGATTAGGGCGCGGCATCATGGAACGGAGATGTTGCTGACATGCATCAATGGACTTCGGCCCCCAAAAACCATCAGGCGTCGTCCCAATGCGCTCCTGCATTGCTATGATTTGATTCGCCGTCATTTTGCCTGCCCTCCCCAGCGCTTAAAAATCGGCCAGTTGGCCGGATTGGTCCTGATCCCATAATACCCCATCATTGCCACAAACGGATTCGTCCCATCCACGATTGCGATGTCTAAGAAAATCCGGTCGCACTGTTTGCGCGTCAGAATCTTGCCGCACGGCAACACGCCCCGGTGAAAATACAAATAGTCGTGGACGATGGCAGCGCGATTCCAGTTGCCGTACATGCTGACGAATGGGACCAGAAAAAACGGAACGCTGGCAAGGTCAGTCTCAAATCCCGCGTTGACGACAATGGTGACGTTAGCCTCCCGCGCAAACCAAACGACATCGGAATCCGTGCGCCATGTCCGAGCCTGTCGATCCCAATACACCCGAGGCTCCTCAAGTGCGTTCAGCGTCCTCATTCCCCAATCCCTCCAATGTTAGGCTGCTCTCCGATGATGTCAGGATAGCGATATTGCAAAGAGCACCCCCAGCAACAAAGTGCAATGGCGACGATGCCGATGATTGCGAGCCATTTGAGGAGCACCAACGCATTCATTTTTCTCCATTTTGTGGAGGTTGATTGCGAGTGTTGACCAAAATCCCAGTCAGCGCACCCAAAATGAATGTCGTCGCGTCCTTGAGTGCACCAAACACCGCTTCATGCGGGGACACGCCGAAAATCGACATATAGGCCAGCGACGACACGCATGTGATCGCTATGAGGCAAATGCTCCCCACAACCATATACAGAACCGGAGAGGGAGTGCGACTCGGCGTCATGGTTTCCGTTCCTCCGCACGAATACGCGCTTCGTGATCATCGACCACCAACACCATGCGGTCGATTTTTTCGGCCATTTTCCCAGCGTAATAAACCGTTACGCCTATCTGCGCTAGCATGGCGATGACCCCGCTCACAAACATCCCTAGCAACGTGAGAAAAACAGTGCGCAGGAATTGCGCCTGTCCGTCTCGCTCTCGAATCGTGACGCGGATTTCGTGGACCTCCCGCTTAACTTGGTCGAGGTCTTTTCCTATGCGTTCTAACGCGGCGTCTTGCCGCCCTTGCGCATCCTCAAGTGCATAAATGCGCGTTGGAAGCGTAACGCAAACTCCGTCGTTCGGGCAGTTTTCTGGCGGTAAATGCATGGGTTATTCTTGCGGCGTGGGCTCCGGCTCTGGCTCAATCAGCGTCACCGTGCCGTCCTCGTTGACGACATGAGACGGGATGCGAGCGAGCAGCGCGTTGACCTCGGCGATGGCGGCGGTGTCGTTGGCCAGAGTTAGCTCGTTCAGGATGTATTGGGTCAGCCGGGAGTTGATGGCAAACAATTTCCCTGCCCGTGGGCCGAGGGCATCGAGGACCGCCTGAGGATCGGGGGAATCCCACAGCAACCGGAAATTGTGCCGGAACTCGCCGAGGATGGCGTTTTTGCTGGACTCGACCGATTCGACAATGAGCCGGGCCTGACGTTCTGCTGGCGTCTCGGGCGGGGCTCCGAGGAGTTGGGCGTGGAGGCTGTTACCCGCGACAAATGTCGCGGCGATAATGAGGATGAGGGTGGTTTTTTTCATGGGTTTTATAGTTTGTTGTAAAAGGGACCGAGGATGAGGCCGGGAGCGGGTTGGTGAGAGTTGATGAGCCCCAAGACGCCTGCGTTTCGCGGGACTGTGACGACTCGGCCATCGCCGAGGAGAACTCCGCCAGACCACGCAATCGTGCCCTTTCCGTGGGCGGGCAGAAATGTCAGGGTGTTAGTCCGATAATTGTAAATCGCGTGTTGGGCCGCGTTGCGCGGGATCAACAGCACATCGCCAGAGGGTAGAGCCACCCCGCCGACGTAGGCATTGGAGCCCATCCCGTGGGCGGGGCCGTCGGCGTATGTATTGGTTCTCGGATCGTAGAGCCCGACATTTGGGCTACTAAACGGCACCAGCAACACCCGGCCATCGGGCAGCGGCGCGGCTCCATAAAACGCCCCCGCGCCCTTACCGTGGGTTGGTCCGTTCGAGTAGGTGCCTGCCACGGGATCAAACAATCCGATGGTCGTTGAGTTATTCGGCACGAGCAACACGGTGCCATTTTGTAGCAGTTGCGCTCCGGCAAACGCTGTGAATCCCCGGCCATGCGCGGGGCCGACGTTGTAGGTATTCGCCGCCACATCATACCAGTCCACCGTGGGATTATCGGTCGGGGCAAATACCACCCGGTTGTTGGCGGTGAGCACGCCGCCATGAAACGCATTCGAGGGGCCAGTGCGGGACGGCCCTGCGGTGTAGGTCGTCAGATTTGCCGAGAGCAGCCCGACCACGGTGGAAGCGGACGGGATTAACACCACTCGCCCGTCTCGCAACAAAACCCCCCCGGAAAACGCAAACCATCCCGCACCATGTGTTGGCCCGGTCGTGATTGTGTTTGTCACCGGATCGTAATTATCCACCGTGCTGCGGTCATTGGGAACGATGACGACGCGGTTGAGGGGGGTGAGCACCGCCCCGGAGCATTGCGACGTGCCCGCGACGGCAGGGCCGTCTGCATAGGTGGCCCACGCAGCGTTGCTGTTTAGGGCCAGACCGGGAGCGCGTTGGAGGATTGAGGGATAACGACCATCCAGCGTGCCGACGTTGGCAACCGAGTTTGCCGCCGTGCCGTTGGCGTTGGCGGCGGTGATGGTGCCGCTGATCGTAAGCGTGTCGGAAGCTGAATCGCCGAGAGAGGTGTTGCCCTGCACGGTGAGGTTGTCGGCAAATGTTTTGTTTCCGCCGATGGTCTGCGTGCCGTTGCCGAGCATGCCGCGTGAGACACCCGGCGCGGCGAGCGGCAGGACGTTGGCGATTTCATCAAACGCATCCTCCAAAGCCTCTTTGATGTGGTAAAGTTGGCCAGACGGTCCCAGCGCATCAAAACAGTCTCTCGCAATCATTTCTTCTTCCTTTCCTGCCTGTGTCATCAGGACAGAGTAGATTTCATACTTCTGTGAACTCGGAGGCAAATTGACGAAACATGCAATACTCATATTCTTTTCAGCGTTTGCCTGCGAGAGAGGCTTTTACTCCCCCGCAGGCGTTGAGTTCAATCCAATCCCCCACAAGAGGCGATGAGCTTCCTCTAAAGATCGGAAAGAACTCAACATTCATGCGGGTGGCGATTGTTTCTTTGGTTAGTAGTAAATGCCGGTAACGTGAGCAACGCCGCGACAAGCTCCAACCCGTCCGGCTGTGTCTGCCGCCGTGGTTTCATTCGCGCCAACAGAGGCGTAAGTGAACGTAGTAGCGGTCGGGACAGTGAGAACAGTCACGGTTCCGTTGTATCCAGTCCCGCCAACGCTCGCCACAGTAATCACATCTCCCGGCGCGAATCCATGCGCCGCTGCGGTAGTCAGAGTTGCGATGTTGTTTGCGCGAGCGCGGTTCGTGATGGCTTGGCCGACACGAAGAGCTACTTTCTTAAGGCGAAGTTTTTTCGTTCCAGTGATGACGAATCCGTTGGCCGAAGGCACGAGAACATATTGCCGATCTTGCGCCACTCCAGTCAGCGTTTGCGTGGTGAAAACGGTCTGACCGTTAGTTCCATTATCCGCTCCGACTTGAGCGGCCACCGTTTCAGTTCCACGAACAAAGTTAATGTCGAGAACTACGCTTGTTGGATGGAAGCGGGTTGCATTGTCGGGAAGCGGGCCCGAGAGGTCAACATCTCCAGCGATCATAAGATCGAAAGGAATGTCCAAGTAAGTCACCAAACGACGATTGTGTTGGTGGCGGGCGGGTGCAGATGTAGTAGGCATATTTTTTGTTTTCTGTTTTTAACTATCGTTTCCGATAGCAGGGTCAGGGTTGAGTGTTTTGTTGAATGGTTTCAACGATTGCTTTGATTTCCGCAATCTGTTCTTTGATCTCGCAAAGCTGCTTGTAGATTTCCCACGTTTGTTCGTCGCGGGTCATGTTCTCAAAACAGGGTTTGGTTTTGCAGTCGGACATATTTTTTAAGGTAATGCGAGAGGGGGCCGAAGCCCCCTCTCAGTTGAGATTAACCTTCTCCACCTTCTCCAACACCTTCGCAGACGTAGCAGTCTTGCTCGGCGGGAGCACGGTATTCGTTGAGAGGGCAGCAAGAGCCGCGGAGGTTTTTGCTGCGATCCAGACGATGCAGGAACGTGTGCATAATCGTGGGATCGAAGAACTGCGCACCCATGTGGAACTCGGCGCGGTAGTAACCGGATTTGCCCCACTCGTTGCACTCCCAGTCTGGCCGACGCCACTCCCAATCCCCGGCATAGTTCGGGGTTTCCATTTGAGCACTGCCGTAGCCAGTGAGGGACGGACGTTCCCATTTGATGATTCCTTTCGGAACCCACGCAATACTGATGCCAAAATCGGCGTTTTTGTAATCGCGGTTGGGGACGTATTTGCCTCCGATTTCTGCGGGTTGGCAGATGTATTTCGGAACACGAAGCAAGCGCGGCCAAGTGGAAGGATCGTCTTCGTTGAACGGAGGAAGCGTCGCGTTGAAGTCGGTGTCCACGTTAAACCGAGGGGCCGTGATGTCGTAACCAAAGGCGTAGTCTCCGATGATCCGGTTGACTCCAAGACGGTAAGCAGTGATTCGCTTGTCGAAGTCGGTGTCAGCATCCCAGTAACCTTGGTTGTTTTTGGTTTGGAAGTAAAGGCTGCGGCCCACGCGAACATCGGGAATGATGATGTCGAGCAAGGGTTGGCCAGCCGCTTCAACCAAGTCCAGCCGATAGGCGTCATCTTCGTCTTGAAGGTCAACAAGAGCTTCATCAAGCATGTCGAGAGAAAGCTGGGCGATTTTGGACAGATCGGCAACGGAGCATTTTACCCGAATGTTACACAGGTTCGGACCAGCATCATTGCCAGAACTGTGTTCGGGAACAAAGAACGCTCCGTCGTCCAAGTGTCCGCAATAGGTGCCGTCTTCGTTGACGAAGCCAACCCACTTGTGGGCGGAACCCCAAATGTAGTTCGAGCGAACGAACTCTTCATGGACGTTGCGGGTGATCTTGGCGTTGTTTTCTTCCAAGTGAAGAATTTCTTCGGCAGGGAAGAGCCGCATGGTCAAGTCTTCGACGCAAATCCACTCTGTCCTCATTTGGCGGCGAAGCAACTCCCAAGTGTAGGAGTCGGTTCCCGGACGCTTGATGATTTCGGGGTTGCTGTCGCAGGAGTTTTGTTCACAGCGGTCAGAGATGATCCGCTTGAAGGGATTGCAGGGGTCGTAGTATCCACGACCAAAACGAAAACCGCGCTGAGTCGGCCCGGTGTTCATGGGCCACGAACGGGTTTCCACACGGGTGAAGTAAGGCGAGTTCTGCATCAACTTCTTGAGGTAAATCTCGTTGAAGTATTCGCGGCCTTCCCGGAAGAAGGTGTCGATCTGACTACAGCTCTCGAAGTAGAGTTGTTGATTAGTTGGCATAAGTTTGAAAAGTTTGGGTTTGAGTTTTTTGCTACACGACTGCTGCGCCGCATAGCGATTGCTTGCGTTCAGCGGTCGGACTCCCCGCGCTCCCGTATTAGGGCCTTGCCAATTTTTTGAGCCGCAGATGAAGCTCTATGTGCTCCCTTTCGGGAGAGTGGACCACCACCATATCTGCTGATGCTGAACTTCTATGTTTTTTCGTTCAAAACGTCAACAAATTTTTTTCAGAAATTTTGGCGTTACCTTGAAGCAGGGGAAAACCTTGAAACAAACGATTCTAAGTTATTGCCTCTGTTCTCGTTATGCTGGTTTATCCCTGAGCTTCTGTTTGTCGGAGATGAGCCTTGCAGCTTCTCAACGAGAGACCGCAGTTCGGAAATTTGCACTTGCTGGGCCTTGATAATGGCCTGCGCCTTGGGGAACAATGCGCCTTGGTTGATGACTCGGGTGATGTCGTCTGCCTTGTATGGGGAACTATCGGTTACGATAGCGCGTGCAATCGCCTCGTCCCGCTCGGTGTTCACTTCGATCCCAGCCTTCTTGATGATTGTCTCGGTCTCTTTGTCGATTTGTAGTTCCGGCTCAATCGCTTTGCGAGTTCGGTTCAAGCTCTCTGTCCATGCTCGAATTGCTTTCTGTGCCTCTGTCTGCTTTTGCTGATTGATGTCTTTGAAGATTTCTTGGCTGGTTTGCTGATGGTCGATAAGGGCTTGTGCGTGATTTTTGCTTGCCCGAATGAACTCATTCATAATCCCGGCAAACCGCTGCTGATGGAACGGTGCAAGCCCTTCGATAATTTCGGAGATAATGCTGTCCCGATCACGCGCAAACTCTGCTGAGTCTGGAGTGCCCATCGTGCGCAGAAATGATTCATTAGCCGTCAGGGCTTTTTGGAAGGCACGCTTTAATTGAGCGTCCGTTTCAACTATATCCAAAGCCTCTTTATACAAAGCGGTCATTGGAGCGACATACCGACGCTGAAACTCAGGATTGCTTTCAAGCTCGTAAAAATCAAGGCGATCTCGCAGCTTCTTCGTTTCTTCTGCGTATTGGTTAACCAATTCGTCTCTCTCTTTTTCAATCCGGGCGAGCTTGTTGGCCAACTCCATTGCTTCTTTCTTCGTGTCGGCAGAAGCAAGCTGGCTTTCGAGGTCGGCGATTTTTTTGTTCAGTTCATCTACGTTCTGCTCTTGATACTTTGCGAGCTTTTCCTCGGCCTCTTGCAGCTTGCGCCTCATTTCATCAAGCTCGGTGAGCTTTGACTTCATAAAGCCGCCTTTTTTCCTCCCCTCATCTTGCAGGAGCTTGGTTTCAGCCCTGTCGATTTCCTCCATTTGCGCCTTGCGCTCGTCGATTCGCTGCTGACCTTCCTCGTTTTGCTTTACTTGATCTTCAATCTTCTTGGGTGCGAACTTCGCAATGAGGTCTGCCGGAGTTCCTTTTACTGCCACGGTTGGCTTTGGAGCCTCCGGGGTTGAATTGTCTTGCTGGTTTTTGGTTTCGACGGATGCTGTTTGTTCGCTCATAGTTTTGTGGGTGTGGGTTAAGATTCTTCTAAGTCGGGATCGACTGGATCACGAGTTTCTTTTTGCGCTTTGGCTTTTGCATTCGGAAGAGGTTCGACTTCTTTTTCTTCTGCCCCAACTTCTTCAATAGTCGTAATGACTCGGTGAATGCCGATAGATACCCCAAGAGCTTGCGCTGCTTTGTCGGATTCTACAAGGCCAGTGATCCCAAGAGAAGTCCGGATATACTCCCGGAATGATGGCCAACGACTGTCTTTGGCAATGGAAAGCGCAAGAGATTGCGCCATTTCAATTTCTCGTGCGTTCATGGCTCGTTATAATTCTCCGTTTGTTTCGGCATAGGTTTTTCTCGGGGTGCGTCCATTTGCGCTTTAGCTCTTTGCAGCGCAATTTGAGTAACGCCTTTTTCCTCAGTGATTTTCTGCCGCAAGTCGTGTTGGGCCGCAATAGCTGCCATTTTGATCTCAGCCAACTGCCGCTTGGTTTCCACATCAAGAGCAGCCATTGCTGCCTTGGCTTGGAGTTTGATTTCCTCTTCGCTCATTCCCTGCTGCTGTTGCTGCTGCGGATCAGGCATTTGCTCAATCATGGCTTGAAGCTGCGCCATCATGCGTTGAAGCTCTGCCATGTTCTGCATGATTAAACGAAGTTCTGCTTGTTTGCTCTGATCCCGCGCCACAAACTCAATGTGAGCGGTAGTATGAGCCGCCTTAATGTTGGAGCTTACAAGAACCCGCATCGCGTCTTCTTTGCTCATTCCGCCCTGCTGAATGGCTTGAGCGGCCTTCTGAATTTGAGTCATTATATCGGAGAAATGACCACGAATGTGATCCAGATGGTTCTGCGTGGGAAGAACTCGGAAGTTTTCGAGGTTTGCCAGAGGATCGTTCATCCCCGCGTTCTCGAAAGAAATGATGTTGTATTCCTCGGGGATGGGATTTTTTTGCTCGGGCAGGTATCGGTCAACCATTGCCCTTGTGTTCAAAGCTGCAATGGCGTCACGCATCGCGTTGAACTGGCCCTTGTTGGCCGGAACCATGCCGCAAATCGCCATAGTCTTTTCTGCGGCCATGAGCTTCTGCGATGGGGAGCCTGCCCCGAAAAGCATGTTGCTCTGAATCATTTCGATGTTTTCCCACTCATAGGCTTCTGGCGGGACTCCATACTCTGTCATCATGTCAACGAACCGATCATAAAACTCCCGGCCCTGCTCGCCTGTTTTTGAGTTTAGGAACCTGCGAACCGTTTCTCTCTGCCAGCGAGTCTCGCATTCGTTGTAGAGGCGGATTTGAGAACCGGAGAGTTTTGCTGATTCTGCCGCATCAATTTCAGTTTCCCGCGCCGTGCGTTGACGGTTTTGCCGGGTTGGAGCGTTAATACGATATTGGCCAATTCCAGAGTAGAGGTCGTTCTGCCCCTGCTGCAAGACGTTCAGTGACTCCTGAGTTGGAATTTCAAATCGATTCTGAGCGAAGTCAACGTCTTCGGGCAAAACAGAAATCGGCAACCACTCCATTTGCTTGAGCTTTTTTGTCGACTCCGAGTTTGATCCTTTGAGCATGAGCATTTGATTGAGGCGAATTGCGTCAATAATGCTGTTCATGGTCACGTCATATTGACGCGCCCCCACGAATGCTCGGTCTCCTAGGCCTTTGATTTCATGCCACATGCCGGACCCGGAAGAATCGGTGAACGGGCACATGAGGGATGTCCACCCGTCAAACCACTCAATTTTTTTGAACAGGAACCCCATAGTTGTTGCCTCATTTTCTGGACTGCTTCTTGCAAGAGAGGCGATTGGGTAATAGTCTTGCAGGACGATGAACTTTGAGATTTTTCCAGAACCGTATTCGCGGACGTAGATTGTATAAACGTCAATGCTTTTCGAGTATTCTCTGGTCAGATTGATGTTGCCCTCTGCCACATCTTTCACGAACTGAACAGAGTTGCGGTGGGCGTTGTCGTAGCTCGTGTTGTGCCGGATTGCCCGAATGCAGGCCCAATAATTCCACCCTGCCGCCTCTGCCGTTTCTTCGTTCTGGATCATCCGGTAGAACTCTACCGGGGAGTAGCTGTCCTCCGTAACCATGATGTCCAGATTGGATAAATCGATTTCAGTTCGGCTTGGTATGTATATTTTTGTCAGGCACTTGTGCTTGCTCTGCCATCCCGTAGGCCGATCCCACATCTCAACGCCCTTCCCGTAAAGAAGCATTTGCTCAATGTCTTGCTCTCGGTTAATGAGGTAGCCATCCCATTGGCGAAGAATCAAGTCGAAGCCCTTGCTTATCAACTCCGAGTATTCTGCTCTTTTCTCTATCCCGCCAAACTTTGTGGTTATGCTGCAAGCTGACGTGCGCTCGGTCAGCAAGTCAATGAAGCTGGTTTTTTGGTTGTCAATGATGAACTCAAGCTGGCCCCAATTCACGGTGGATTGCCAAGGGAACTTTGTTTTCACAATCTTCGAGTATTCGACCGTTGGAAACCGCTTGTATGCTTTGTAGAGCCGGATCATTTTATTGGCTCTTCCTGCGTTGTCTTGGCGCAGCCTAGTTGCGATTTGATAGGCGGAGTTTGAATCTCTGATCGCGCTCTCGGGAGCCTTGCCATTTTCCGAGACGGTCAGAAGGTTTAAGTCACCCGATTGTGGTAGGTGACTATCGTTTCCGATAGTTTTTTTCTTGCGAGCCATGTCAGGTGAGTTGGTTCATTTGAGTTCTGCGCTTGCCGCAAGCAGCGCATCCGCGAGCTTTTTTCTCAAGGTTGCTCTGTATTCCAATTTTGCTTGCCACGCTATCCGCCGCCCTTGCAAAAACGTGAATTGTTTTTGCAAGCTGATCCCCGATTTTGCCTTCGTAGTAACACGCTTGCGGCGGCTGGCGAGTGCAAATTTGATCCTCTACCAAGTCTTCCAAGTATTCTGGCGGGGTTACATTGTTCTCATACATTTCCCTGCGAATCTTGCGAATCAGTCCGTGAAAACCACCACTGGTTCCGACAGTTTTGAACTCTCTTCCAGAACTGTCTTTCCAGAAGAAAATCCATCCTCCGACTGGTGTGTTATTTTTGTTCCAAAGGCGCATACGTGGGTGTAGAGTTTAATTTATGCCATCCATCATAGTTCCTGACAAGAAAAATTATGGGTATCCGTTTCCAGACGGCCTTCCCCAATTCCACAAGGAGATTTTCGGCTACGTGATGCAGAGGGGGTGCTATCAGAATCCAAAAGCAACTCCTGATACAAACTATGGGAAGTTAATGCAAAGCAAAATGGGAATCAACATAGATGACTACCATTTTCTTTCTCCTCTCGAACACTTTTGCAACGCTGTTCGTTTGAATTGGGGCAGCGAATTTGAACTTGAGGTTCGCGGATACAAAAACACAAGTGCGCTTCGGATTTTTGAAGCGTTGTGTTTTGAAAAAGATGTTGCCATTGCAGGACCGGCCTCCGTGTCGAAGTCCTATCCGGTCGCTGCTTTCGCTTACTTGGACTGGCGTGCCGCCCCTCAATGCACTTCCACATTTGTCGCAACAACAACACTCGGGGCTTCCGAGGACCGTATTTGGGGGATGATTGGAAAACTGCATCGCGCCTCCAACTTTCCAATGGGACACAATATCGACTATCGCAAGATGATCGTCTTTATGCCGGGGGCTTGGTCTCCAGATAAAGACGATCCTAATGACAAAACCAAAGACTACACGAACGCAATTAAGGCACTGGCGTTTGAGCCGGGGCTTGGTGGTCAACAAGCTGTCGCAACCACACGAGGGCGCAAAAACACTCGTGTCCGATTGTTTATCGATGAACTGGCAGAGATGGAAAAATTAGTTCTCAACGCAAGGTCAAACCTTCGTGCAAATACCGACTTTCTTTTTGCCGGGATCGGGAACCCCCTTCCGACAGAAAACCCACACACAGAGCTTTGCCAGCCAGACCACCCGCTCGGGTATGATTCTGTCAATGAAACTATGGACGGGTGGAAAACTCGGACTGGTGTCTGCATTTTTCTTCACGGCGACAAGTCTCCAAACTTTCAAGCTCCTCCCGATGAACCTCCTCCGTTTCCCTACCTGCTGACAAGAGCCAAGCAGCAAGACATGCTTAAAGACTGCTACGGAGACGAAAAGGCTCTTGATTACATTCGGAACGCCAAGGGATTTGCTTGGGGGCTTGGAGAGCTATCGCTTACGATAATCAACAAGACAATTTTGAAGAAAGAATCGCTGCAAAGAGATGTGCGATGGACGCAAGAAGGCACAACGCTGGTTGCCGGATTCGACACGGCTTTCACTGTCGGCGGAGACCGATGTGTTCTGACTATTGGGAGAGTAGGCCGCGAGTCCGGGTCAAACCGGAAGATTTTTCAGTATGTCGGCCAAAAAGTCATTTTCCCTTCCGGCGGGGTTTTTGAGGAAACTTTGGCAAAAAACCTTGTGCCACTTTGCGTCGAAGTCGGCGTTAAGCCCGTGAACTTCGGAATGGATATTTCTGGAGATGGCGGGAAAATTTCTCAAGCGATTATCAAGGAGTGGATTAAGCAAGATTCTTCCGCCTTGGATATTTACGGGATTTCTTCGTCTGGTAGCCCGACTACAAGAACGGTGTCCGCCGAAGATAAACGGAAGGCGTTTGAGGCGTATGATCGTCTCGTGACGGAATACTGGTTCAACGTCTACCACGCCCTCAACCTTGGGGTGCTTGTGGGGATTGACCCGGAATCTGAACTCGCAGGAGAATTGTGCTCGCGTCGGTATGGCTACAAAAACAAAAAACTGGCCGCTGAAACAAAAAAGGAAATGAAAATGCGGATGGGCAAATCCCCCGACATGGCAGACAGTTTGGTCTATGCCCTGCTTATGGCCATGAGAGCGGGCGTGGAGTTTATCGGAGACGATAAAGCAAAAGAAAATGCTCGCAGAAGGTTTTTTGATGATCCAGAACCAGTGTATGCTGGATTTGATGAGGCAGATTACGGCTCGGACGATTGGGGCGAGGAATGACTACCTCATGGATTTGCTGCCGCGGCATCTCCATTTTTTGCGGCTCAGATTGTTCGGCGAGTTCGGATCAGACCTCCAGTTGCCCTTAATTTTGTTTGAGCGAGCGCAATAGGCATCGCCCTTCTTTGTTCCGGGCTTAATGGAACTTCCCTTTTGGCCGTATTTGATGGTGCGTTTGCGCCCGGTTTTAGGGTTTATCACTGTTTTCGAGAACTTTTTTTGCATAGTGGTAGATGAGTAGTGCGTCTGCGGTTTCGAGTGTTACTTTCAGTTTCGGAAAAAGAGCTTGCGCGGCTTTTTTGAGAAGTTTTTTGTGATTCTGCTTCCCAACAGACTTTACGCTTGGGATTCCCAAAGGTTTCTGCCAAGTTTGCGGGGCCACCAAGGTTGTGGATACCCCTCTTCCTTCAAAATATCCCTTCCACCACCCAAAATTCTCCGCAAATTTCCACACGGAGACTACTCCTTGGCTCGGAAAAGAATGAACGGACTCCAAAAACACGAAATTAAAGTCGATTTCTGCGAGTTTTTCCGCCATTCCGCTGTATCCATACTCCGAGAACCTAAAAACCCCTACACGGCGATTCTCGTTGCAGGAAATGGCATCTGAGGATTGGCTCATAACCGCTATTGCGCCGGAGTTTCCCGGATCAACTGCCCCAATCGTCAGCATTTTAGAAAAATCGCTCCTCAAAGCGGGTTTGGTTTTTAATGAATCTCACAGGAATTTTGGGATTAGCACCGTCTCTGTTGTATTTCACCCTCAAAAAACAGTCAACCTCATTTCCTTCTTCTTCGTCGTTTTTGTTTTCTTTGTATTCGATGTTGATTACGACATCCGAGTGCATTTCTACCGCTGAACTCTCCCGGCTCACCCCATCTTTGTTAAGCTGAATCAAGACGATAATCGGGATTTCAAGCTCGGCGGCAGTTGTTTTAATTACTCTCCCGATTGAACTAACTTCTTGCTCCCGGTTCATGTCTCTTGAGTCACCACGCATCAGTTGCAGATAGTCCACGATTAGTAGCGAACATCCGTGGTCGTTGACCATTTGCCTTGCAATGGCTTGGAATTGACACGCCGACAGGTCGTATGACTCCCGGAAGTAAAGTTTTGTTTTTGCAATGGCGGCAGCGGCGTTCCGTATGGCATCTAGCTCTGCTTTCGTCCATCCGCCTTCTGTCATTTTCGCCAAATCTACTCTGGCTTCTTGGCTTATCGCCCTGTCCGTAAGCTGGTCAACACTCATCTCCGCGCTAATGTATCCCACGCTTTTTTCGCTCAACTTACATGCTGCCACGGCAAACTGCATGGCTAATGCAGACTTGCCGCCCTTTGTTCTGGCCCCAATCGCAATCATCTGCTTTGCCCTCCATCCTCTTGTCGTGTTGTCAAGAGAGGGGATTCCCGAAAGGATGCCGGGGATAAACTTCTCCTTCCTGCGAGATATTTCCTCCCATTTGTCGATTGATAACTTGATGGCTTGCTTTGCAGAAAGAGTTTTGCCCCTTCCAGAAGAATGTTTTGTCAACTCTCGCTCGGCCTCAATGAGTAGTGAAACAACATCTTCCGGGGTTTTCGTAATATCGTTTCCGATAGCAGTCAGCTTCCCCCCGATTTCGATTGCTTTTCGAGCAACATATTTTTCGCGGAGAATTGAGATGTATGACTCGAACCCGTAATGCGTAACTACCGCCGTGGCAATGTCGCCAGTCAACTTACCCCATAAGTATTGAGGGAACTGACCGCTCGCCATTATCCTGTGAGTCAGCGTCACACAATCAATCGGCTCGCCCGAAAGATACATGTCTTTCAGAATGTCGTATGCGATTGCGTGAAACTTGTCTTGAAAGTAGCTCTCCACCCCCTGCTCTATGCAGGAAGGCATGACGGCGTTCGGTGATAAACAAATTGACCCCAGTAAGGCCATCTCTGCTTTGTGGTCTGATGGGAGTAGATTTTTTGCCATTAGATTTCTCCTCGCTGGATGGCTTCGTAACATTCTTTCACCCTAATCGGGAATTGAGTGGTGTCCGGGTTGAGGTCTCTCTCATCCGTAGTGTGAGGATATTGGTCCATTATGAAGGCGCGGAACTTCTCAGGGCTGACCTTGTATTGCTGCCTAGGCGGCGGCGGCTCTTGTTTCTTTTCGGGAGATGCGGCCCCGGCAGTTGCCTTGATGGTGAATACATCAAAGTAGGTCATCCCTTGATCGTTTTTGTCGAGGAGCTTCGCCGGAGAAAAAAAGTTGGTTTTCCAAAATTTGTCTCCCCGGCCATATTTGCAGGCAGTCATTATTTCCGCCTCCGTCTTGCCGCGAGCCAGAAGTTCGTCAAAGTGGCTGGCAAACTCCTTAACTCTCCGTGGAGTGATTTCCACATTACTCGGGAACGTGGAAGCAAACCACTCGGCCATCTTCAACCCCTGCGCACTCACGGCTTTCAAAATGCGCTGCGCCGTTTTGCGTTTTGAGGGGGGGCGGCGCGGACTAGGGGGGGAGAAAATTCGGTCAGTTCGTTTTTCTTTTTTCGGTAGCTTATCGTTTCCGATAACGCTCTCGTTTTCTGGTAGGGAATGGAATAGTTCTGGTTGTTCGATTTTTTCTAGTTCTGAAAATAGTTCTGAAAAATCATCTGTCTCCCCGGAACAATCTGCGTTAGCAGATTTTTCGGGTATTGTATTCTTTGAAGTAATCTCTGTTGTATTCTCTGTAATAGTGCGGACGTTTTCGTCCGTTCCAGTCAGGACGTTTTCGTCCGCACTGGACAGGACGTTTTCGTCCGCACTGGAATCTAGCTCGGCCAATGCCCGGTGAAGCTCAGACCACTTGATTTTATACCAGTTTCTTGCTGGCAATCCCTTCTTTTCCACATGCAGAAACCTTTCTACATGGCTCCTTGCTGTCTTGAATGTTCTCTCAGACATGCAGAGTTCCTTTTGCCAATCTTCGTTGCTTTTGTAAAACTCCCTGCCCATTTTCTCCTCCCAATACATTGCTTGGCTCAAGAGTATGGCCCCGACATGCGATCCTTCGCACACAGCAACAAGCTCCCTGCTAAAGACTATCGGCTTGGAGCACAAGTGTTGCCGACGTATCCTGATTGCTTCTAGTTCATTCATGGGAAAAAAGAACCCGGCCCCGCAACGGATTCAGAAATGGTGCACGAAAACCATCCGTTACAGGGCCGGGATTTGGAAAAATCACCTAATTCGTGCTCTGGTTTTAAGTCCTGTTTCTGATGCAAGACTATGGCGATTTAACCGCAGTTTCCTCGCCACGTCAATCTTTTTCTCAGTTCAAATCCGGCCTAGCTGATGCGTTGGCATAGCCAATGCGCTTTTCCAACGCATCAATCCAGAACTCGGACTCTTGCGGGCACGATGAATTGAAGCACCCGATTGGCTCCCCGTCTTTATTGAAGGCGGAGATTTCAATTTCATCTTCCGTCGTTTTTATGAGGACATGAGTTTTGTCTGGATACGCCTTGAGGATTTGCATTGATTCTGAATACTCCGTGTCACGCCCAAAGCTGCACAGAACAATCTGCATTTGCTTTTTTGACATGGCAGCTTGCTCGCACATGTTTTGAATCATGGATCGGGTTATTTGTGGTGTATGTTGGTGTTGCATAGGAACCCATAGTAGATCACATTTCTCTTTTTATGTCAATAGGGATAAAAAACCAAAAAAATCTCTTGACATAGCTCCTGCCTTGCGTCATTGTTGCCCTCATGCCTTCCGAACTTACTCCATACCTCGCGTTCGATGGGAAGCGGTTCACCCTCCACGTAACCGCCTTTCCGATGAACAAGGTGAGCGTCATGCACGAGCGCGGCAGGCCATTTCCACAAACCATTCAACAAGAATACAACGATGAGAAAGAAGCAATCCAAGGTCTTAAAGACCTCCAAAAATACTATTACGGCAAGCCAGAAAGATCGCCTAGAGATAGGAAAAGAGCTAATTAGGGTGGCATCCCGCCACTCTTCTTTTCCGGGGTTTGAAGTGACCTCGGCAAATCCGCTTGTCATACAAACAGAAAGGGCGGCTTTGGAGTTCTACAACAGGTTCTACGGAATCTCGGTTTATCCGAAATTCAAATTAGGGCCACACGTATTCCTCCCGTTCAAATTCCGCTGTGCAAATGCCAGAGAGTTTGAGTCCGTATGGATCACCGTGAACTCTGTTTCGGAAAATCCCTTTCTATCGGATACGATACTTACGAAAGTCGCCCACAGGTGGCATGAAGTATTGGCGGTTTTGGTTGAACAGAAAAGCATCACATTGAGATTGTTTCAGCAGATTTTCTCTGAGTGTTCTCAACCATTCCTTCCTTTTAAGGGATCGGAATACAGGCTGCATTGGATTGACATAATTAGCTCGCTTGCTAAACTTGATGCACAGTCATCGGCAAAAACTTTCAATATCCGCAACAAGCGGCATAGCTCTTTCCTAAGAGCAATTTATGATTTCGTGACATCTCAGGAGGAAACTGATGAAGAAAAGTGGATTCAAGAAACCGACATACGAGGAGTATATAGAAAAACTCAAGAAAAAGCCCAAAAAGCCAGCCGCTCTAAAGGCAAAAAAACCAATGAACAAAGTCTCGAAGAAAATGATTCGGACTAAGGAAGTTTATGCGGAACTTAGAAAGAAATTTTTGATGATGAACCCACGATGCGCTGTCTATCCACACCTTCCTTCATGCCAGATTCACCACATGAAAGGAAGGCTTGGAAAAAACATGCTTGATATTGGCACTTGGATGGCAGTTTCAGATGAGGGACACAAATTTATCCACGCAAATCCAGCTATTTCCCGCGAAAAGGGGTGGCTGATATACGGAGCCGACGCAAAATGAACGAGCTAACGATTTTCGTTTTGATATGGTCGTTCGGGGGATTGCTTTTCTTCCGATACTGCGCCGCGATTTGCTTTCACGGGGCGAAGCTAACTTTGTCCGGCATTTTTACGAGCGCGGCCTGCGGCCCGATTGCGCTATCGTTTGCGATAGTTCTTGCATTGATGATGATTTTGGCGGGGAAGTATTCAAGACTAAGGAGGAAATATGGCAACTAAGTGTATTTTGAGAAGAGCAACATACGCTGAGTTCGTTGATGATGTTTCTCATGTCTCTGGATTTAATAAAGCGGACGTTAAGATTATATGCGATGCGTTCATCGAAGTTCTCATTGAGTATATGAAAGCTGGTCTCTGCGTTCCGCTCCCATCTTTAGGTTCGTTTTTCACGAAAGTTTTGGAAGAGCGAATTATCAGAAGTCCGAGCATTCCGAATGGAAAGATAGTTCCTGCAAGACGAATGATAATCTTCAAGCAGTCGTCCGGGGTTTCTATTAAGACCATACCTGATTCTCTAACAACAAACACACACAAACAATGAAGAAAAAACCTAATCCAGCATCCGACGTGCCAGCGGGTAACTGTTCGGCGTCTCGCGCAAGAAGTTTTACCGTTATGAAAACTGCCTACATCAACTCAACCAAGACTCTTACCGCTGGCTCAAGTAAAGGAAATTAACATGATCTACGAAATCTATGCTCAGGAGCCTGAGCCGAAAAAAATCTGCATTGGCCGGTTCTCATTGTCCAGAGACGGCTTTGCGCTTGCTATGGACAAGGATGGGAAAGTGGCTGTGGCAACAATCGAAAGAGCCCGAGTCGATTTTATCGGGGCCGACGGCATCATGGTGTCCGGCTTTGAAGAGGTCGGCAAAGACAAAACCGGGAAACCCAAATTCCGCTATCAGGAATGGTGGCTGCGATATGCTTCCGACAACGAATCCATTGAGCGGCAAAAAAACAGCCAATAAAACGCCAAACAATTTGGCATCATTGAAAGGAACATCCTATGAACCTGCAATACTGCACAGCAAAAGAAGCCCTTTATGAAATCAACACCATGAATCGGCCTCTGACAGACGCCGAAATCAAAGGCGCACTGATCAACGCATTTGAAAAGATCGCTCGACTCGAAGAGGAACTCAAGCGAGTTAAACGCGCCGCGAACCACGCTGCAAACACGGCTAGCTGTCTGGCGAACGGCATAATTCCAGACTAGATGCCGAACGCCCGTGATCATCAACAGCCGGAGAAAAAACAATGAAGCAAGAAACGAAGTCAGCAGCCAGCGTGACGGAGGGCAGCTATTCGGTGGATCGCATTGTTCGCAGTTCGTATTTATACGAATTATGGGAGTATTTGCACAATAATCATGGGTTGAGGCTCCTAGAATCCGAATTGATGGAAATATGCCAAATTGTCCAGCGAAGTAAATTAGCAGTATCAGCAGTTCAAAAAGCGGCTGAATACGGCAAACCGTATATCTGCCGAGGAACCGGAAACGGCGGCAGGGAGGATTTTCGATGGGCATTTACTATAGAGCATGAAGCGCAAGGTAGATTTCAGTGGGCGCAAAAAATTCCATACGGATACGGTTCAACAATCGAAAGAGCGGCGGAAAACTTTCTCGCTAAACTAGACCAAGCTCCGCTCAGGGTTAGGCGGCGATTAGGGGTAGCCAACGTTCAAGAGGAGCAGTCCCTTACGGAAACGTGCTCTGCAACACAGAAAATTTCTATGCAAGCAAAATACATCATATTCGGAGAGGACTTCCCAATGATTTTTAACGACCCAATCACGCACAAGGCGGCGGCGGGATCATACCATGAACCAGTGACGAGTGCTGGATTCTGTTCGATACAAAACACCGAGAATGGAATAAGCGTTTCGGTGTGGGGAAAATCGGTCAGTCTTGGAGATATTGAAAGCAAACCGGAAGACGCTGATGTTATTGCGACCCTATTTCGCTAACGATCAAGATCACCAAAACTCTGAGAAAAAATGATGGACCAAAAAACTAATCCAGCAGCCAGCGTGACGGCGGGCAGCCATTTGGTGGATCGCGCAAAAAGTGATTTGATTCTTGGCGATTGCCTAGACGTAATGAAAACCCTGCCGGACAAATCGGTGGATGCAATCATCACGGATTTGCCGTATGGGATGACAAGCAACAAGTGGGACACACCGTTTCCTGTGGAAGCGTGGTGGGTGGAAGCAATGCGCGTGTGCCGTGGTGCAGTGGTAACGACTGCGAGCCAACCTTTCGCATCCCGTATGGTTATGAGCAATCTGCCTTGTTTCCGCCATGAATGGATATGGATCAAAAATCGTGGTAGCAACTTTGCAAACACGGTGCGCGAGCCAATGAAGGAGCATGAATCTGTGCTGGTGTTTGCAGAAAAGAAGTGGACATACAACAAACAAATGCAGGAAAGGACGGGAGGCGGGGCTGACCGTGTGAAATACGGAGTAGCGTTCCGCTCGCAGTCGGACAACTACCGCGAGTTTGAAGGGCGCGACCACCAGAAACTCCCAGAAATGCGTGTTCCGTCATCGTGGCAGAAGTTCAACTGTGAGGTCGGGTTGCACCCAACGCAGAAGCCGCTCGCACTTATGCGCTACATGGTGCGAACCTACACAAACCCCGGAGATACGGTGCTTGACCCGTGCATGGGAAGCGGGACGACATGCCTTGCAGCCAAGCTGGAAGGACGTGGATACATCGGTATTGAAAAGGAACAAAAGTATTTTGAGATAGCCGTTCGGCGTCTCGCGCAAGAAGTGTTGCCTTTATGAAAAACGGACGGGATTTGCAAAAAGACCAACAACCATTCGAGCCCTTCAACGGGGAGCTTCTGGATGAAGAAGGTTATCCGTCGGAGGATTTTCTTTCATGGTTAAAAAACATGCCACTGGACAACGTCATGCACCCGCACGAAGTGTTCGATATTATCAAAAGCGCGTGGGAATACTCCGATTGGGGGTGGAGAGTAGAAGAAACCGAGAACGACCTAAAGAGGCCAGTTGTCCGATATAGCATTTCCACGGGGGGATGGTCCGGCAACGAGGAGATCATTAACGCCCTTCGACAAAATCCCTGTTTCTGGCCGTGCTATTGGCATAGCTCACGGCGAGGGGGACACCACGTTTTCGAGGTTCCAGCACAATGAACACAGACGCTATGCTTGAATGGGTGGAATTTTGAACGCCAAACGGGACTCACAGCCGGAGGACAAACAATGAAGCAAGAAACGCAATCAATAGCCAACGTGGACGCTGGCAAGCATCCGGTCAATCGATTTGTCCGGGAATTTCTGGACATCCGTTGTATGGACTGCATGGAACTCATGGCAGAATATCCTGACAAACACTTCGATCTGGCGATTATTGATCCGCCTTATGGGATCGGAATGGCGGCAAATCCTGTAAGACAGAAGCAGGCAAAAAAAGATTGGGACTCTAAGCCACCAGATCAAAAATACTTTACCGAACTCCAGCGCGTTTCAAAAAATCAAATCGTGTGGGGTGCAAACCACTTCATCGAAATGATGCCGCTAAACTCCCCGTGCTGGCTGATATGGGACAAACAGCAGCCGCACAAGTTTTCTTTAGCAGCAGCGGAACTTGCGTGGACGAGTTTCAAAAGCCCTGTCAAAAAATACGCATGTCGTCCTATGGGGGAAAATCGCATCCACCCAACGCAAAAGCCAGTTAAGCTCTACTCATGGCTGCTGGCAAACTACGCCAAGCCGGGTCAGACGATCCTCGACACCCACATGGGCAGCGGCTCCATCGCTATCGCCTGCCACTATGCACGACTCCACCTAACCGCCTGCGAAATCGACAAAGACTACTTCAAAGCAGCTTGCGAGCGGATTGATCGGGAAACAGCGCAGCAAAGTTTTTGTTTCCCAAACGAATGAACACCCCCTCATCCCCACAACAGAAACAAACGCCGGACATTTATCTGCTGTTGGGATTGGATTCCCTCATACGCCGCGCCCAATGGAAGAAATGCAAAGCCCGAAAAAAACTGCAACGCGCAATCAAGAACTACCGGGCAGCCGAGAGGCGTGTCAATATCCTCAAAGAAGCCCGAAAAAAGCTAACCCAATAACACCACCCACCCCGCTTTTCAAAACCCCACACAACCCAACTATCGGAAACGATAGTGAAAAAAAATCAAAAAAATCTCTTGACGAAAACAAAAATTTCAGCGAAAGTGCCATTGCGCTCTCCCCACCATCGTGGGGATGGACCGCGCAGGTCATGGACTGGCAGCCCGGAGCCTGCCGCGTTCCCCACCATCGTGGGGATGAGCCGCCATAACCACAACACCAAAACAACCCCACCCCACACACACAAAACACAACACCACACAAAATACCACCCCACCACCACCAAAAAAGATTCTACCGCCTACTGTATCTGCATGAAGATACTCCCCCCACCCGCGTAAAGATAAACCGCAGAGTAGCTCTAGCAGAGGTTCGTAAGGCTTTCCTTGCTGAGCGGTCTTTAGGAGTGGTCTCTAGGGGTGGTTTTTAGGGTGGTTTTTGAAGTAGTCTTTGGGGGTGGTTTTGGAAGGGTTTTTTCTCTGGTTTTTTCGCGGGTTTTTTTCGTTGGTTTTTTTCGTTGGGTGGGGGTATAGCGTTGGCAGCCTCCCGGCTCCGGGGGGTATGGGTGGTGTGGTGGGTTGGTGTGTCTGCTGGAAAAAAGGGATTCCTTGTTGTTGGTTCCCTTGGTGGTGATCCGCTTGCCTGTTTCTGATCTTGGTGCTGGTTCCCGCTGGCCTAGTGCTGGCACGTTGTTCCCTTGGTGCTGGTGCTGGTGGCTTGCGTTGCTATCGTCTCCGATAGTGGAAAATTGATATGTTCGGGCATGTATTTTGTTGACATTTCCGCAGGATAGGCGAGAATGAAACTACCTAGGCTGTGGTTGGCCTAGGTTCCCGAAGCGCGGAACTCCGGCGCGTGTAGGGATCAGTGAACCTTCCGGGGCGAACGGGTGAAAGGCCTGTAACACCCATGAAAATCTTAAAAGAATTAGGAGTCTTGCCCGATCCTGAGCAGGACATTTTCACCGCCCCCCGGCTGGGCAACTTGTGGAATCTTATTGGATGGACAACACGGCTGCCCAATGGGAGTTACTACTACCTACGTTTCAGCGTCGTAGCCTACTGCCAAGGAAAATATCCTTGGCTTTCGGCCATAGGAGAAACCGCTGACGCCGCCCGCAAAGCGGCACACATTAAACGGCGTTAACGTTTTTTGCCGAAAGGCATTGGAGACATAGACGGGGACGGCCAGACCCGCGTTGGAGCAATCCAGCGCGGGTTTTTGTTTATCAGAAATCCGGGCAAAAACCTATTGACACAAGGCACGTTTCTGCTATCCTCTCACTGTTGGCTGGTTCGGTTCTATCCACCAAGAATCCAACATCAGATCTTTCCCAAAACAAAAAGGTTCACTTTCCTTTTGTTGCGCAATCTTATTCTTGCTTGTTCGCTGTCGTTTCCGATAGCGGCAGGGATAAGATAAACGCAACAAGAAAGGAAAAATAATGAACACAAACACAAACACTAAGACACTTGCAAAGCGCAAGAATAACGCTAAAGCTGAAGTCGCACTTGATTCGCGGAGTGTTAACGATATATTAAAAGATATATCGTTTGACGATACGGGCCGCATTGAAAAAGCCCGTCTTAGCGGAGAGGGCGAATTCTGCACGCTCATCGATCATTTTGATCGATTGTGCCAATCTGGCAAAGACAACTGCGCCATTTTGGCATCATTGGTTCCTGATGAGTCGTGGCCCTCTTTTAAGGAGAGGGTGAGCGTTTCTTTCTCTTTAGGCCGGGCGCACCAGTTGGGCCAAGAAAGAAAGATAGCGATTGCCTTACGGGAAAACGGTTTTCCCGTGCGACACATCGAAGCGATAAGAAGCCGTCTAGGATCGGGCAACCTTAAAACGTTACTTGAAACCAAGGCAGCGCGCCCGTTGCTGACTGATGCTCTTAACTCTGACAAGGGGAGCGGAGCGTTGGAGCAGCTACGCTCTAAAGCGGAAGCGGACGGCTTTATTGAAAGCAAGTCACGCTCTCCGAAAAAAGAGAGCGATGGCGGCAAGGGCGGCAAGTCGGACGAAAAAGCCAAGCTGTCTCCGGCGGAAAGCTGCCGGTTGGCTTGCGAGTTTGTCGCCTCTCAGGTGGCAGACCGCAAGGTCACGCTGTCGGACGTGTCCGCCATGCTGCGGAATGCTTTCCGCGCTTCTAAGGCGTTGACGGTGCGCGGCAGTTTCCGTTTCGTGAGTGAAGCGGAAGAGAAGGAACTGGAAATCGTGCGCAATCAAAAGCGCATGATTGAGAAAGCCGGCAAGGCAAAGGGGGAGTGAACCAGAAGCAAAAGAGGCCCGGTGGCGGTAAGCTGCCGGGTCTTTTTTTGTGTCTTTATTTTTTGGGGTTTTGGGTTTTGGGTCTGCCCCATGATTTTCCTTTTGGTTTTGGTCTTTGGCGGAGAATGGGGAAGTTTGTTTTTCGTGGTGTTGGTTTTACTATCGGTTCCGATAGTTCTTCATCGGGCGGTTGTTCATCGGCAGGTTGTTCATCGGGTGGTTCTTCTCCTCGGTGGGTGAAGAGTATTTCTTCCGGGGTTGCGTTTAATGGTGGGATTGCTGGGAGTCGGCTGGCTTTTTGTGTGGGGTGGTTATTGTTTCGATATTGTTTGTTTTCGGCGGGTGGGTTTATTAAAAAATCATCGGGTTGGTGGGTGGAGTCCGGCGTTTTTTCGGGGTTTTGTTCATTGTCGGCTTTGTGATGTGTTTCAGACATGCCGTTTCCCGGCTCTACGTGGCCCTGTGCGGCGTTTTTAATCGTCGGTAGGGTCACGATAGCGGATAAGGGATTAAAACCGCTTGTAGGGCTTTGTTCTTCCGCCGTTTTTACGGGAACAGATTCCCCATTGACTTGTATGGCAATCAGCCAGCGATCCCCATCACGTTTTGGATCGCCCGTTTTCTCCCCCTCTATCCCTAAAGCCTTCTCTGCAAGTTCAACATATCGCTTCAATATCTCCAACCGGGCGGTCTGCTCATTCGTCTTCCCGGTCTTCACCCGCTGCTCTATCACCTTTCGCTCTAACTCTACCTCTTGCAGCAGGAACTTGTAATGCTTTTCTATCGCCACCTTCCGGGCCTCTTGCAGATTGCTCGTGAGATAAACCGCTCGCTCCATCTGGTGCTTCTCTCGGGCCTTCGCCCATCCCTGCTTTACAATGGCGTTAGCAAGGCTTTTCTCCGACAGCCCGCGAAACTCGGGAAGATTGGCGATCTCTTTCGGCCCCATCCCGGCGCAATACAAACTAAAGGCCAACGGCCAATCCCATCGCTTCACTTTCTCAGGCATGATGAAAATACTATCGGATACGATAGCGGGACACAAGAGAAAAGTGCTTCAAACCGCTTGACATAAAGTAGCATTTTTGCTACACTTTTTCTGTGGTCGAGAAAAGTCCTATTCTTTTCATGCTTACCACGTTGTTCTTTGAAAAGTCAGTTTATGGTTTGGTTATGGTTTGGTTTTCCGGGCCGCTTGCGAGATTCGTTTCGCTCGTGGCTCGGGTAATGCAGCTTCACTATCGGTTACGATAGTGGAACGGTGGCAAGCCCGTGGTAAATGCAGAGCCGTCAAAAACCAACAAACCAAGAAAGAACCAAAAAAATGAATAACATGCAAGTGGCCCATTTGTGGGCATCACAAAATAAAAATTATGGCAAAGGGAGCAACTTCTTCTTTGAAGGAACTACGATCTACTCCTATGGTCGGCATTTTCCGATCGCTCGTTTCGTTATGAACGAGCGTGGGAACCGCGCCGCTCTCTTCACAAAGGATAAGTGGGGGCCAACTACGGCAAAGCATATCAATTTTGCCAGACGCTCTATTCCTTTTGGGGTGCCAGTGTTCTATGCTCCAGAACTGCGAATGAATCCTTCCCCGCAAGAGATTCTCCGCGCCCGTGTCGCAGATTTTAACGAATCTGTCGAAGCGGTAAAGCGTTCTCGAACGAGTGCGCGTCAAATCTTCAAAGCTCATGCCATCTCACGAGAGATTGAAGAGCTTTGCGCCTTCTACGGGCTGGAGAATCCTCTAGCCAATGAGGAAACACGATCCGTGCTCCAAAAGCTGGCCGAAAAACGGCGAAGCATGGCTGAGAAAAAGAAATCAAAGGAAAAAGAAAGCATCGAGAAAAGCGTTAAGAGATTCTTTTCTGATGATAGCTTTCACCCGAACAGATACCTTATGAAAATTCCGCCTCTGCTTCGGCGCATTCATCGCCACAATTCGATTGTCGTTCAGACTTCCCATGGAGCGGAAGTCAAATATGAGGACGCCAAGCGTTCCTTCATGTTTATCAACCGCATGTGGGATGAAGGCAAAGAGTGGGTTCGTGATGTCGAAACTCACAATGTCGGACCATTCGAGCTTTGCGCTATCGGTTCCGATAGCGTGACAATCGGATGCCACAAATTCGAGCGCAAGGAAGTCGAGCGGTTCGCCGCTCAGGAGGGCTGGTTGTGAGCGCATTCCGCAATCCTCAAGCCCCCCGCAATCGGCGGAAAAGCACAGAGCCAGTTATGCTGGCTCTGGCTATTTTCGCAATCACATTACTAATAACCGCGGCATACATCATCGCCGAAACCCGTTAGACACGCCGCCCTTTACTGTCGGAAACGATAGTAGAGGGCGGAAGTCTGATTGGAATTAACCATTCAGAAAACCAACAAACCAAAATTATGACAAAACAATACAAAAAACAAGCTATGGCTCTGTTCAATGGGGCCAACTTTGACTTCAAAGTTTGGGAAGAAAGAGAAGATGACCCCGAGCATTTCCTTGTTCCCGAGCTTAATATCGGGCTGCCAAAAGCACCCGATATTTACCGCATGGGGCAAGTGAGTTTCGGGAAAGACCCGAAACGAGGACGCGCAATAATGCGCTCCCGCATGGCCAAAAGGCTGGAAACAAACTCCAAGTTCTTCTTTTCGGAAATCTTCCCATTGATTGCCGAAAAGCTAAACTGGAAGGCTTGGAAGAACCTAGCCTTTCAATTTCCCGAAAGGGAACGTGAGTTCATGCAGCGCGGCGGCTTTGTCAGATACGCTCTCGGCGAAAGGGCTTCTTGGATTCATCCAATCCATGAGCCTGAACTCATTAAAAAAGCAATCGAGATAGGAGCAAAACCAGAGTGATTCGACACACCGCTTCTCACTATCGGTTACGATAGTGGGGAGCGGTAGTCGGATTGCGTTAAGCAACTCCGTAACCAAAAACCAACCTTAATAGAAATACACACAATGAAAGAAAAAATCATCGAAGAAATTATTCGCTCGAATCATTCTCCCGTTAACGTGGAAGAATTGTTTTGCGACTCTTTGGATGAAACCTACTCATTCAAAGAAGTCGGCGGCCCTTTCGAGCACATGACTCCATCAAGCGTTCTCCGCGAGATGGACCCAACATGGTATCGAACCGGAATTGTCGATTACGAGGATGGTCTCGTCAAAGATGAAGATTATCTTTGTCTTGGGGACGACATCTTCGACCCATCGGCCAAAGAAGAATACGAAGAACTCGTCGATAAACTTGCCAACGTCGAGGTCTATTACCTCGGCAAAGATAAGGTCATCGAAAAGCTGACGGGCTGGTATTACTCGCACTGCTTGCCCGGATGCTTGGAAGATGAAAAAGCAATCGGCCCCTTCTCTACCGAAGAAGAAGCGTGGCAAAAGGCAGCCAACGAGTAGTCAGACACACCGCTTCTCACTATCGGTTACGATAGTGGGGGGCGGCAGTCTGACTTAAAAACTCAGACGCTCGCTCATTCAGGGCGAGTGAACAAAACCAAACACATGAAAGAAACAATCGAAATTGACGGCTACAAAGTAGTCGTTGCCCTAGATGATTATCCAGCCAATCCTTTCGAGGATTGGGACTGCAATCCTCCGCTTATGGTTTTTAATTACCGTGACCGGAGTTTTATCACTTACGGTGATGTCCCGGACATCTGGGATCTTGTCGGAATGATTCCTGATGAGCAGTTCGCACGTGGCAAACGTGTCAATCTCATCAAAAATCTTAATTGCTCCCTTAAGGAGTTCGCTGACTATCGTTTCCGATACAGCGAATCAGTAAGGGACGCCTTTGGTAGTCTGTGTAGCGAACAGGCTCCAAAGCCAACAAGATACAGCAACGCAGAGGATTACTTCGATATGGTAAAATGGCTTTGCAAAATCGCTAATGTTCCATGTTATTATGGAACTTACAATGGTCATTGCCAAGGAGACTACGCTTTGGTCATGGCGTTCGCAACCCCGCAGTGGGCCAAAGAAGTTGGCTTGCGAGATGGCGGTGGAGAAGAAGCCTGCAAAAGCGCATACGAACTCTATTGCAGTTGGGCTTGGGGCGATGTCTATGGCATCGTCTCAATAATTTCCCCAACAGGCGAAGAGGTAAGAGACTCATCTGTGTGGGGATTTTACGGGGACCACGAAAAATCCGGCCTTCTGGATGACGCCCGTGCGATTATCGAATGGCACAAGAAAGAAGTCAAAGATGCGGAAGCTCTCCAGCATCTTACCTCTGTTCCAACAGTGCTCCAGTCGTAACATCAGACACGCTTCCCCTCGCTATCGGAAACGATAGTGGGGGGAAGAAGTCTGCTGTTCTATCAGCAGAACGCAAGCAATTCCGCTTGCGTAAATCAAAAACCAAACATGACACTACTACAACAGTTGGAAGAAATCGTTGTCTTCGGACAAGCCATGCAAGTGAACACTTCTGGAGGAGTCAGATGGATTCGCAAATCCTTCGATCTCTCTGAGGATTTCTGGAAGTTTTACCGCGAAAACAAAGAGGCACTTCGTGAAATCGGAGTCCGTGTTTCAAAGTATAAAGGCCAGTGGCAATGCGATCACTGGTCATCGACCGCCGGGGTCTTCACCGAAACCCGCAAAGAAGAAGTGAAGTCCATCGAGCACGAGTTGGTTCCACTCAAGTATCCAGACATGGTTCTTGAGTATCAAATCACTTCTGTTCAATACGGCGTTCGCTCAATGCAGAAACACAACTTCCATATCCTCGGTCACTCAACCGGAGTAGGAAAGACTTACATCTCTCTGTTCATCGCACGGGAGCTTGGTAAAGAGGTTCTCGTCGTCTGCCCTAAATCTGTTTGCACAGATTGGCATCGGGCGGCTAACGCCGTCGGTGTCGATGTCGTCGGCGTCTATGGGTGGGAATGGATGAAGCTCGGTAAAACCGAGTTCGGCCAGCAGACCGAGGAGAAGGCAAATCCTCGCTCAAAGGCTGTTCGCGGTTTCAAGTGGCACATTCCAGAAAACACCATCGTCATCTTCGATGAAATCCATCGAGCAAAAACGATGGGAACCCTGAACAGCCTGCTCATTAGGGCTGCTATCGACCAGCACGTTCCCTTTATGGGACTATCGGCTACGATAGCGGAGACTCCCATGAACTTCGCAGAGATTGGAAGAGCGTGCAATCTCCACAGAGGAGGGCGAACATACTTCCAGTTCCTCAAAGCTCACGGAGTCAAAGAGGGTAAGTTCGGGCTGTTTTTCTCCGGATCGCAGTCCGCACTAAAGCGGATTCACAGTCACATATTCCCCGAGTATGGAACGCGCCTTCGCGTTCAGGACTTGGGGGATGCGTTTCCAGAGACCACTATTCACGCAAAGGCATTCGACATGGAGAACGGCAAAAAGATTGCCTCGGAATACGAAGAACTCGAACAGAGAGTCAACGAGATTTACGAGTCAATCCCTGCCGCAGACCGTGCGGGAGCAATACTTGCGGAGAGAATCAAGACGCGCCGCGCCATCGAGCTTCACAAAGCTCCCGGCATCGCGGATATTGCGCTTGATCTCATCGAAGAAGGCAACTCCGTGTTCATCGCAATGAACTTTCGTGAGTCCCTGCAATTCGTGGTCGATACGATTACGAAGAAAATAGGGAAATGCGGGTTCATCGTTGGCTCACAAAAGCCAGAGGAACGCCGAGGTTTCATCGACGCCTTTCAGCGGGACGACATCCGCTGCATCGTTGGTATTACCCAAGCGTGTAAAGAAGGCATCAACCTTCAAGACCTCAACGGCAATCATCCTCGCCACTCCCTTATCTCCCCTTGTGAGTCCGCTATGGACCTCAAGCAGGTATTGGGAAGAGTTCATCGGCAAGGAGGAAAGTCTCCCTCGTTCCAGTATATCGTCTATGCGGCGGGAGTTGGAATTGAAGAGGCTATCTGCGCTGCTCTTGATGAAAAACTCAAGAGAATCGATTTGCTGATGGACGGAAACGTCGATCCTACAATCACCGTCTCCCCCGTCACGACCGAACAATAACCAAACAGAAAAACCCACCCTGCTTAATTGCGGGGTGGGTTTTTTGTTGGCCCAATCCGTCAGGACGAGGATTTCTCAGACTCGTCAGAGAAGAACTCAGACCACTCAGTTTTGTTGCCCTTCTTTTCCAAGAACTTCTTGGCTTTGAGGTCAACGATCAGAGTGCTTTCGCTGTATTTCGGAACTTCCGAAGTAAAATACGAAGTCACCGGGTTATCGAGGCTCACGACAAACAAGCTCAATCCAGGCTTTTTGTCGTCTTTCTTCACCCCGCGCTCGGCCTCAACATGCGAGCGAGCATCGCCTGCCCCCCAGCCCTCGCTGACAGCACGGTCAATGAGTTTGTGCATGGTCTGCAGGTTCTTGTCATCGCTCTCGCTGAACCGGGCATTGGCAATTTCCCGGTAGACCGTGAACGGGATAGAAGAATCCCGCTTCTCAACGGGAACATGGCGGCTGACACGAGCGTAGCCGGACACAGTAGGATACGCCTTCTTGAAGCGTTCGCAGACTGCGATAACCACGTTCTCGTAACCCATGTTCTCAAGAGCGCAAACGATGTCTCCAATGACCCACTGGCTCATGTTCTCCAGACCAAAGCCCAAGGCCAACGCACCCACCAAATCTTCCTCGGTGACTTTGCCCCTTGGAACACACTGGTTCATGTTTTCGCCAAGATCAAACTTCTTCGTGAACTTGGCATACGCCTCTCCGAATTGGATTTCTTTGACGGACTCAACAAGGGCCAACTCTTTGCCCTTCTTCGCCTGCTTTTCGGCCTCGGCCTTGGCTTTCGCCTCCGCTTCTGCCAGAGCTTCGGCTTCAAAGTGCTCTGCCGCACGAGCCAAGTCAGCTTTAATGCTCTCGTAGGCTTTGAAGAACTCATCAGGGTTCTCTTCGTCGAGGGCTTCATCGCGCTCCACCATCGCCAAGAGTTGCGACACTTGGGTTTTTGTGAATTGCGCTTTGAGTTCTTTCGTGAGCTTCCCGGCTTTCCAGTCGGCATACTCCGAACGCTTTGCAATTTCTTCTTTTGCTCCTCTCTTAACGAAGAGGCCAGTGACTTTGGTTGTTTTGCTCATTTTATTGTTTGTGGTTTGTTTGCGGTTTTTTGTTGTTGTATCCACTGCATTACCGCCACAATAGCCTGCCCACTCGGACAGTGCCAGTTAGGTCGGCTCGTGTTAAGCCATCTTGCGACGGTAACGCGGTGGGGTTTTTTGGGAAGCGTCAAAGAAGCGGCAAACTGGTCATGCGTTATGCCCAGCTTTTTAATCAGCCTCCTCGCCTCCTCCAAAACTTCACAGGGGGAAGTCATCATCCTCCAGATCAAGATGCAGGTCTTTCACCGCCTGCGCCAAGTGCTGCGAAAAGAGGGTTTTACTCCCTCTCTGCACACAGAACTTGTGCATCCGAATGATGTCCTCGGGTTCAACATCCCCAAGACGCTTTCCTGCCAGCGTCCCCGAAGGAATTACGGAAGACTCCCAAATATATGGCTCTCGCTCGAAGCCTGCATCCGTTTCCTTGGCTTCTTCTGCCTGCTCTTGAGGTTTAGCCGGAGCCTGCTTCACTGATGCGGATGCGATAAACCTATTCACGATCCCGCATTTGTCAGCTTGTATGAAAATGCTGTTGACGTAGCATCGGCGGGTCTCTTCATTCACATCTTTGTATTTGATCTTCACCGCTTGGTCAATTCGCCAGTGAAGATTGATGAGAAGCTCCATGTCGGCCACTGGATCGCTATCGTATGCGATAGTGGATTCCTGCACCAGCTTGTTGCGAGGATTCGGCTTATCTTCCGCTGGTTTGCTTTCCGCTGGTTTTGGCTGTGCCCCTTCGTAAGAAATCACGGCAAGCCCGTTGACCTTTATGATCTCCTCTTGAACATCCTCGTTTTTTTTCTTCGAGAAGTATTCGCTGATCTCGTAGGTTACGCCTCCGAGTTTATTTTTCTTGTCCTTCCCCAGCTTGATCGTCACGTTACGGCCACGAGCCGTTTTCGGCAGGGTGTTGGAGAACAAGACGAGCTTTATGTCTCCGTGCTCTGTCGTCAGGACTCCGTTCTGGATTGTGAAGGGGCCATTGGCTCCATCGTATTCTTGCGGGTCATACAGGGACTTGATCTTACCGCTGACCTCTGTAATCGGATCGTCCGGGGACCATCCGAAGGCTTCTCCTACAGGGAATAGTTGTTTGCTCATTTTTTGTTTGTGGGTTGTGGGTTGTGGGTTGAGATTTTGCTTGTAGCAGATTTGCTTCTTATATCAAGTGTTGATTACTCAATTTCTTCGATTTTTTGCTGGAGATTTCTGCCGTATGAACAGAACTGCGCCACTTCACAGTAGCGCAAGCAGCGCAAGTCTTGCCCCGGACGAAACTCAACTTCGTAGGTTGTTTTCCCGTTCGCTTCTTTCGTCAGGGCAAAGGCGCACGCCTTAGCCTCTTCCTCGGTATCGAAAACCTTCGTGGCTTTTTTGTTACCGGCCTTCTTGACGGCGTATGAGTCTCCACGCCGCCAGCGTTCTTCCGGCGAACAAAGAGGAAGCAGATGATCCGGCTTCCCCGCCGCTTCTTTGAAGAGCTTGATGCGCTCACGCGCAAACTCTATTACCTGCTCTTGCGTCCACAAAGGAAACTCAATGACCTGAAACCCGCACTGCGGATAGTTGGGGTCAACTTCTGCCTTTCTCTCCTGCCAGTCCCGAAGAATAGCGATGATCTCAACCTTGTTAACCTCAAACCCGGCATGTCTGTAAAGCCCGGCATTGAGGTTAAGCTGTTGCTCCCACTCATCGTGACTCCCCATGATGACACTCCATACGGATGTCACTTTGAAGTCACAGAGCACTCCGGTTGTTTCGTAAAGATCAATCATCCCGCCAATGCGGTATCCGTCGATGTCCATGTAAAGACGCTCTTCGGATATGCTGGATTCATCCTCTGCCGCCTCCAGTATAGAGTGCACGGATTGGCCTAAGAGGGACCAAATCCGATCTGAAACATCTTCCGTAATTTTATCGGAATGACGCTCCCCCAGAATCACTTTTCTTGGGGGAGAGATCAGTTGAGTGACAGACAAGTATGGCATCCCGCCGGAATCTCCGGGACGGTAGCCGTTAAAAGATAGTGCCCGGAACATAGGGCCGGGCAGATTGAATTTGTTTGAGAACTTCATCGGTTGTTTGTGGGTTGCGCTGGCACCATTACCAGCGTCCACAAGTTGTAGCACACTTGCTACTCTGTGTCAACCGTTCTACGCGCCTTCTGCCGCTGCATAAACTTTGCCGTAATCACTTCTGTCACCCCCACGATGTTCGTGCAATACCGATCGTGTTGCTCTTTTGTGGGAAACGGCTCTGCCGGGAATGTGGCCGCGACTGCCGCTTTCAAAAGTTCTTTGTGAATTTCGGCAAACTCGTTTGATTCTTCGATTTTGCTTTCGGAACGTGGTCGTCTGTAGTTGCTCATCGAGCACTATCGTTTCCGATAGTATGCGTTTCGTCAACAAGAAAAACCCCTCTCCCACCAAGAAGGGAGAGGGGCCAACCAACACAAATTGACAATGCAGTGCCAACTTTAAGAAACAGCCCCCGGCCTGTCAACTATTATTGCGCGGCTGCCGTCACCCTCATAACAGCACGAGCACGTGCCGCCGCTATCCTGCGGTTCCTCGCCAGTATTTCGTTCGCCTGGTCAATGGAAGCTGTCCGCAAAGAAGGCAGAGATGCGTAGTCAAGCTGCTTGAGGATGGGTCCAGCTATCTCCGTGAACCTGTAAGCCGTATCGTAATCCATTCTCTGGCCTCCCATTACAGCGGAAGCCCTCAAGTCGGGAATGTTTAGCCCTCTCTCTGCCGCCACCGCAAACACAGGATCGGTTTGATTTACCACCCCAATGAACCTGCCAAACAGCGGCCACTGGTTACGATTCACTTCCTCCCCATATCGGTTGAGTGCTGGTCGATTTAGAGAAGGACCAACTACAGGCCAGTTGCGGAATACTTGCCCCACGATTGTCGGAGACTCAAACACCCTCGGATCGATTGTTCGGAACAACTCTCGGACGTTTCCGGGAGTAATAAAGGAAGATGCCGTTCCACCCAAAAATCGCTTCATTGCGTCGGCAGGGTTGTTCGCGTTCGCAACGTCAACAAGCGACTGAACGCCGGACAAGAACGATTGATTGAGTGTTGAGGCAAATGCTGCCCCAAGGAGAGCAAACGCAATCGAAGCTGACTGATCTACTGCCCCTAATACCCCTCCCGGACCTCGGTAATCTTTCGCCTCTCGCTGCGCATCCATAAATGTTCCAATCGCCCCAAGCATTACAGAGAACGGAGTTGGCAGGTAGTTTATGATTACTCCGTTGATCTCTATGCTGTATGGACGATGCCCCTGCTGCTGCCATGCCCTGCGTAATTCCGGGTCTCTAGGGCCGGAGCCGTAAATACGAAACCATCCCTTCTCTTCTTCGTCGTCTTCTGTGGCCCAAGAAGCAAGCATTAAAAGCGGAGCGGCAAGCGTTCCTACCAATGCCTTCATAAAAATGGTTTTGTCCTGCACAAAATCTCCGTTCGCGTTTTCCACAAGGAAGTCTTTGCGCTCAGCGTTTGAGCTTAACCCGCTCATATAGTATCGGGCAAATCCAATCGGAGTGTAATTAAGCTGTTCGTTGAG